ATTTAAACCATATAATATTAACAGATATCGTCATATTAAAGAGGCTTTTAAAGTAAAAACAGTGCCTCTTAGTAATAAAAAAATAACCTTGGTAGATTAATATGGGAGTAAACGACTCGGTAAATACTATTAAAGACAATCAAGATAGCAACGCCAATATTATAAGTATTTCGTTAGCGAATGTAAACATAGGAGAGGGTGCTGGAGGGTTTCCAAAATTAACTAAAAAAGAAGCCCCTCACTTATTACAAGAAGAAGTAAAAGGGACAGACGTGGGAGCTGCTTTACATATTTTAGATATAAATGGGGATGCCATTAGATCTACAAACAAGTTTTTTTTACAAGGATTTTCTTTTAATACCCGTGAAAAAACACAAGTAGTAGAAACCTTCGAAGGGTCTAGTCTATCTTTTTTTGGGGAGGCTGTTAAAATGTACAGCTTTCAAGGAGTAGCCGTGGATCATGGTGCTTCTGGGATCGTGGGAGGAGCTTCAGGAGCTTCCGGGTTTCATTTAAGTGCCCTAGTAAAATTATATAATGATGAGATGCGCGCGACTAAATTAGTAAACAATAATAATATAGCTGTTATGACAATTATGAATCATACTATTAAGGGGTACCCTGTGAATTTTTCGACAGGTTATAGCTCAGCCCAAGATAAAATCGGAACTTTTTCTATGCAATGGGTTGTAACAGACCACTCCTTAAGCTTACAGGGGGTTGTTACTGAAGGTAATTTAGAAGAACTTACAAAACCCTTAGCTAATAGTGAGGCGTTACAGTTAGCTATAAAAGAAATGGATGAAGTATTAACATCTATAAATAATGTCATCATGCTTAAAAATTATAAAGGTTTTGAGGATTCGCTGTCTACCTTTGAAGTATTTGACAAAACAATGTTTACTGATGTGTTTAATGACGCAATTGTAACTAACATTAAAGCTAGTATTAAAGAGAACTTAAATGCTTTAAAACCTGTAATGAAACACGGCATTAAAAGTTCCTACGGTCTTTTAGGGCCGATTATTCAGCTAGGTATAGGGACAGCAGAGAGTGCCGTAGAGGATTATTTTGCTGTTTTAATAAACGATATTGATAGGTTTGATTTCGATAGTGACGCTGGCATAGCCAGCCTTACTGCATTTAAAGGTAATCTTGGACGCCTACTTACAGTTAGAAGCAAATTAATAAATATGATGGCGAGGGTACTTTAGATGAAAACACTAAAAGAAAGAGAAATGGACCTCTTTAATCAATACCAAGCGGGAGACTTCCATGCTAAAAAAGAATTGATGGGATCTTTAAAACCAATTATCTATAGACAAGTGAATAGGTTTAAGGCCTCAGGCCTTCCTGCTATATCTTTAAAATTGGAAGGATTGCGCTTAGCGGAACATGCCATAGATACTTATGATCCAAGCAAGTCCCAACTAAATACACACGTGACTAATTATTTAAAAAAAATGAGTAGGTTTGTTACTAACTACCAAAATGTAGGGCATATACCAGAACCTAGAGCGCTAATGATAGGTAAGTATCAAACTGCTTTTGATAATTTAGGAGCTGACAAAGGAAGAGAACCTACTATTGATGAGTTGGCAGATCACTTACAAATTAATCCTATAGAAGTCGAGCGTCTTCAAATCGAACTCAGAAAAGATTTAGCTATTAAAGTAGAGGAAGCTGACGATGAGTCCTTAGGAGGTTTTTACTTTCATTCAAACTCGTTTGGGGAGGACCCTAAGTTAAAGCAGGCTATAGAGTTTGTTTACTATGATGCTAATTCAGTGGATAAAAAAATCTTAGAGTATACCTTCAAACTAAATAATAAACCCACATTAACAGATAAAGCTATAGAATTAAAATTAAGATTGTCCACTTTTGAATTAAAAAAACGTAAGACGCGTTTAGCTAAGGAAATAAAAGAACTTCTATAATGTCCATTAATATAAAAAATGTGATAGACATGATGGGAATGGGGGACTCTCTATCGGCTTTAGGCATATCCATTGACGATCCTTGTGATGCTTCTGGCCTGGTTCAAGCTATTTTTGATGAGACATCTGCTCTTGTTAAAGAGGTCGAAGAAAGTATTAATGCCATTTCAGCTAAAGCGGGTGCAGGAAATTTTATAGGCGTAGTTGTAAGTATTTTAGGAGATATGGCAGGCGCTGCTGTTGGCGGCTTAATGGACTACTTTGTTGCAGACATGCTTTTCGGAAATGTGTTTGGGTCTATAGCTTCTTTAATTACTCTTTTAATGACTGCTTTAAGAGGCGTTGAGCTTATTATATTATATTATGCAGCTACACATCTTTCTTTGATGCTGCATTACCGTAAAAAACTTGGGGGCCTCTTAATAAATGAGCTCTCCCTTTTATTAGATTTTATAGACGCTGTTAATAATGTCCTTGGAAATGATAATGCTTCTTGAACTGAAATAAGTGCGGCTTCTGAATATGTAAGGGCCGCGGAACTTCGAGTTGGTTTTGAGGTAGGGCGATATAATACCTCTAAAAGTATTAGTTTGAATAACATAAATAGAAGCATTGACTACATTGATTCTGCTAAAAATGCCTTATCTGGTGGGATTATGGAAGGTATAAAAAATGAGCTAAACAGCCTCCATGTTGAGTCTGGGTTAGGGCCTTTAAATGATTATGTTTATGTAGATACTTGGCAAGGAATGTCTATCCCAAACTTCTCTGGATTCCAGTCTTACTTTAAAGACTTAAAGGCTATAATAGCTGAAAAGTATGTGAGCAGTTTGCCGCCAGACGACCCTAATTATGAAGCAGACTCCTTAGCTAAAAAGCAGGCGCTGTTTGACTTTATTATGAAATTAATGCCCATGTTACCCAAGATCTTACAAGCACTTTTAATGACTAACATTGTAGAGCATGCCAGTGATACACTAATTGAAAAGCTCCCTATATTTATCGCTCTTAATAAAAAACAGCGTAAAAAGCTTAATAAAATGTTATCCCCACCAAACGCCGCAGAAGAAATAATGGATAGCTTAGAACCGGCACCACAACCTATATTTTTTACTGACCCTAAGACAAAAGACCTAACATATCAAACTGCGTTAACGGGTGTTAAGATAGCGGAAGCTGCTATCTTAATGTTTCCATCTTACTGGAATTTTTTAAACCAAACAAGCTTTTTAGCTGGGACTTTTTTAAGACCAGCGCTTGATAAATTGAAGAGCATTAGACAGGATATGGGTGAGTGAGTGAGTGGTGAAAATCCAGGAGCTGACTCTATTTGAAAAGTTCAAGGTAAAAAAATAGCATGGACTACTAAGCTTTCTGCCATTAAAGGCCATCTACAAGTATTAGCGGGTAATGACTCTCTTAGCCAGTCCTTGGGAATAAATTCGACACAAGTTGCCGAAGAGGCTGACGATGCTTTAGAGAAACTTGACATATTAAGAGAAGCCATCACAAGTAGGCACGTACATGCTGATAAGTCCCCCAGAACAATCCCGGGAGATACTGCTTTTAATATAGCACAAAAATATTTGATAATGCTTAGCAGTGGAAGTGTTTTTTCTTTGTTTGGTAAGAATACACATGTGGTGGGCGGTATTCAAGGAGCAAGAATAGCCCTAAAAGCTCAAATGCAAGAAGACCAAGACCTTATAAATATATGCACTTCTTTTACAAAAGAAGTGGAAGAAATGACCACTTTTCCAGCAATTAAAAAAGCATTTGATGATATGCTAAAATCCCTAGAGGGGTCTGTAGCTGGAGGTTTGCTAAGCGACCTACAAAATGGAGACTTATCTAATTTAGTATCTCAACTTCAAAATGTGGCAGCCCTAAGTGAGATGGCTAACTTGCTATTTTGTTTAGGAGAGTACACAACGGGAATTTTTGCAGACCCACAAGCCCTTGCTTTAGGAACTTTTATGGGCGTGGACCTTCAAGATAAAAAAGAATTAGCGCAATTTAAAAGCTGATGGGCTTCAAAAGAAGCAACAATAGATAACTTAAAGGACCAGCAAGCCGTCTTAGCAGATACTACTCAAATGGTAGAGTCTGCTATAGAAACTGCCTCTGGTTTAATGTCGTCAATGGAGACTGTATAAGGAGGCTTTATTATGAGTTTAATAGATATACAATTAGTAGATTTTTTAGAAGATAGCTCTTCTATTAGATTTCATTACCCTTTAGGAGGAAATGTTTCTGAAGGGACTAATAACTTGATTCAGATGTTAATAAAGCGTATATTGACTATAAGGGGAAGCAATGAGCTTGAGCCTACCGTAGGAAGTAATTTTTATGGATTGTTTGGTACTATCAATTACCAGGAGGCGGAATCTATAAAAGAGAATTTTCCTCTTTTATTATCGAGCTTAGTAGAAAATATAAAACAGGAACAAACAGAGGCAGAACAGGAGAACTCCAGATTAGAGCCTTCTGAAAAGCTTAAGGACCTTACAATGCAGTCTGTCGTATATGATGACCTTTTAAGTGGATGAATCATACAATTAAAAGTAGAGACAGAAGCAAATCAATTTTTTGTAGTAACTATTTAGAGAGTATAATATGGCCACAAATATAAAAAATTTCATTATAGAACAGTTAAAAAGCGCAAACCCTGCTATGGACACTCGCCCTGGAAGTGTTCTGCGTGACTTACTTGTTAATCCCCTAGCGCTCGTTTTAGAGGGATACCAGCAAGATCATAAAAGAATGTTGGAGAGGCAGACTGTATCAAATATCGGCAGCTTATCTGAGGATGAGCTCGATGCCGTAGCTTCAAATTTCTTAATATCTAGAAATAAAGGGACTAAATCTACAGGCTATGTTCGCCTTTACTTCTCTTCTCCAAAAGCTTTTACTATACCTAAAGGAGCGCGGTTTAAAACTGCGGACGGTATACTATTTGAAACAACTTATGCTTTTACAGTATCCCGATTACAGATGGAGCAGAATACACTAGATTATCCTAACTATGATACAGGCCAAGTGCCTGTGCAATCTGTTCTTGAGGGTGCAAATACAAACATCCCTGCTAATAGTTCTTTTACCTCAACAGGGAGTTTGCCCTCCTCTCCTATAAAAATAAATAATACCGGTGCTTTCTACGGCGGGATTGAGAAAGAAACAAACGATAAGTTATATAATAGGTTAGTAGATGCAGTAAATAATAAATCTTTAGCAGCCCCTACTGCCATTAAAAGCGGGATTAAGGACTTAATTTCAAGTGTGGTTGATGTGGACGTAATAGGAGCCGGGCACCCTTTAATGGTTAGGGATTTAACAAATTTAGCGGAAACTGTGGCTAATTATAAATCACACGATTTTACCTATACTTACTCTGGGCTACATAGCGGTGATTATGATAAAAAACATATGGCCCTAACTGGCCACTTTATTGACATAGATCCTACTGCCGATGTATCTTACCCAGAGGTTTCAGGGTGAAGTAAGGAGTTTTCTAATGACATGTATCAGGGGTTATATAATAAAACAGACCTGAGTTACGCAGAAGATTCGTCTAAAATTATTGTGCGGGAGTACTTTGAGGATTTACTGGATAATGAAGCCCCCCAGCAAGACCTGGCGTACTTAGCTACAAGCGGTGGGTGACAGTTTCATGACGGAGTTAATGGGAATAACCAGATGTTCTACTTAGATGAGATTTCAGTATCTAATAATAAATTGCGGCTTGGAAAAACCCTGGATCCAACGAGTGTGGACGCCACCTTACAAATACCTTTAGCCATGCTGTCAGGTATATATGATTTAGCAGGATCAGCTATCCAAGGAACTACGGAGGAGGCGATTAACCAGCTAGAGGATTTAATACAACCCAGCAACTTTAATAATACGAGTCCAATCTTCCACAAACAAATTGACCAACATCTTGGAGTTAAACTTCAATGCGAAATATCTACAACTGATGGAACTGAAAACGGGGAAATGTGTTATATAACGTTTTTAAGAAACTCTGAAAAATATTTGCCTCATGATGGGTATGGGTTGGGTTGGAGAAAGCAGCCGTCTTTCCTAATTAGGATAAATAACAATACACATACTTCAGAGGATATTGCCCAATTTGTTGAGGAGTATGGAGTGACGGAGGAAGTAGCTTTAGGGTTGGTAGGGCAACTTTCTAATAGCGTAAATAAAAAATATTGGAAGTATAATATATACTTGGTAGATAATGACATTTTACAAGAAGAGGTTTGAATAGGACACGACATGCTTTGGGATCAAACTAGCGGACGTAACCAGTTTTTGCAAGCAGCTAAAACTTGAATAGAGCCTAACGAAACCTATAATGTTAAAATGAAATTATTTCCGCAGCTAGCATTCCAATGCTGGATTTGGAATAATGGGGTAACTTTTGATGATACCACACATCAGGTCTTAGACCGAGGCCAAACCTACCCTCCATATGTTCCAGTTTCTGGTGATGTTAAAACATACACAAGTGGATTAGAAAGTCTCGATGCAAATAGAAGTCATTTTGGTATAGCCGTAGCGCAGACTAGAAACTATATATGATCTTTTGATGATTTAGTTATTAATTCCTTTGTTGAAACCTTTCCCATGCATTTATTTAGATTTAAAGTGGACAGTACATATTTTAATCCAGGGAAGGACGCCACTTTTAGCTATCATGGTGTAGGCTATGATCCTTTAGAGTATGCTATCGATAATAACACGGGCAATAGTAAGGTTAAGGTTGGAGTATATAACGAGGCTATGGGTGCTTGGCAAGACTTAGGATCGCATGAGTCTACGATCGATAGTGATCGCGCTACACAAAAAATTCAAAAGACTATTAGTCCTTTAGGTAATTATTTAGATTCTGAGGGGTTTGTTAACTTTGCTGCTACTCCTGCAAATTCTGGGCCAGGCTTTGAAGATAATGTGGAACACTCTTTACGTACCTACCATTGTGAAATAAATAATACAGCTATGGGAGGCATACATAGGGGCAATGCCGTAGATATCTATGTGCACGACCCTCAAAACACAGCCGTTGGAAGTGCCGTAATGACAATGGATAGCAGTGTTTTAAATGTATGGACTATGCCAGGCGTGTCAAGTTATATACAAGAAATATTGGAAGTAAGAGAATTTACATCCCAACTTTCTTTAGATAAGTCTACTTGGTCTCTGTCTTACTTAAGCGATGGAAATACTTACGGAGCGATGTCTCAGCCACAAATCACTTTTGATTTAGATAACATGTCGGGCACTATTATTGAAGTAGTTTATAGACATCTCACTTCTGGAACCTCTATTGCATCTTACTTAAGTAACCCTGATACTCGATACCCAGCAGCAGACCAAATGGTTAAAGTAATGCCCCCAGCTCGAATTAAAATTAATGGTTTAAAGTACGCAGGCGGTATAGATGAAGTAAATATGCGACAAGCTATAGCTACTTATTTTAATACTTTAGAAGATACCTCTTTTGATAAGTCTGATCTAGTAAATCTTTTGTATGCTAATGGGGCTTCTTTTGTAGATTTAGATATGCTTATTTTTATATATCAGTACAATACAGAAGGAGTTCAGCAAATTATACCAATGACTGCACAGACTTACAAGATACCAATAACTACAATAGCAAGGTTTTTTTGTAGTGAGGGAGACTTACTAGGAGTAGAGCGTGTTTAATCCTAAAACTACAGCAAACTTTGACGCGCTCTGAGACAAGCTAGGTACGTTTTATACTCTTGTAGAGCCAGAAAGTAAAAAAATTATTCAAGATTATTGGGAGGCCTTATTTAACGGTTTGGAGGGCCTGCATTATGATTTAGCACAAGCACATTTAGTACCCTACTTAGAGCATTCAAGAGGTTACTTGGAAGATGCTTTTCAAGACCGAACTGTAATATTTGAAGGGTCTGAAAAAAATTGTGAATCAACTTACTATATGTCTCCTATAGGATCCGGATATTCAACATCACCTGTTATAAGTGGAGCGTCCTACGAATATAAGGTTTCTTCTGTTTATAACTATGGATCCTCCATTGCCAGTCCTTCTTTTTTTGTAGGAAGCGCAGATACTATAAGTGGCCTTACTTCAAACCCAATACAGTTGGAGTGGCCTAGTGTTTCGGGAGTAAGTCACTACAACATTTATGGGCGTTCTCCTGGCTTAAAACCTGCTTTATTACATACTACTTCCGCCACTTCGTGAGTTGATAGTGGTATTGTCAGCCAGCCGCCCGAAGCTGATTATAAAGAAGAACACCCTATTTGGCCAGTTAAGGAGCATGCGGCAGTTAAAAACTTTATATATACGTTGACAGACACTGAACAATACTTGACTGTTCCTGTATTAAGTGGAATAAATACAGAACAAACCTTACTGGAAAATGTGGACTACGAAGTGAATGCAACTACTAGATTAAAGTTTTTAAACCCAATACATAAAACCTTTTTAAAAGTATGGGAAGGAAGGGAAGACGCATCACATACATCCTACCAAACTGGCTCTTCTACTAAGTTTATTATACAAGGACAGCAGGCACCTGATTTACAATTAGTTAGGGGTATAAAATATACCTTTGATTGTAGGGAGCTTTCTGAGACATTCACCATATATAGTGGTGTAGCAGATCCAATTAACACCGTCCTAGCTGATTCATCAGACAACTTATTCAGCTTTATTCCAGATAATACTACGCCATCTACAATTTACTATGGGAGTACGAGTTTAAGCGGGATGGGTGATTCTATCACAGTTGTTGATTCGTTGACAGATACTATACACATCGATGACTCACAAGTTTTGCTCTATAATGGGGCAGATTTTTTAATTCCCAGAGCTTATAAAATTTTACCTACTATCACAAATATATACTTAAAAGGTTTAGGGGCAAAAGATCCTAAAGAGGTAATAAACTCAGAAATGTATCCTCCTTTTTTAAGTGGGTGATCCACAGAAGAAATATCTTATGAAGACAGACGTAAACTTTATGGGGACCACTTAAAGAATTGGTGCTATGCAATGTCAGCCATATCAAACCAGCCCCCTGCTCTGCATAACCTAGAAAACCTATACTCACTAACAAAAGGATTTCCTTTTAGCTATCATCCTTGTATCGTAGAATCCCTAACCGTGAGTGGCGGCCTCTCGTATTTAAATACCTTGGGAGATGAGGGATTTGCAGATATCTGCTACGCAATAGATAGCCAAATGTCTCTAAATTACGGCGTAGGGGACCATATTGACAAATTTTCTATATTAGTGTCTGGAATTAATTTTTATGATAATGAAAAAAGCCCAGAAACTGTTAGTAGTATACTGGGTAGGGAGGGGGAAACATACGAGTTTGATGTGTATCCTAAGTGGATTACAGCTACTACTTTAGAGCTGCATCCGTACCCTTCTGACTCTTCACACTTTATACGACCTAACACCCTGAGCAGCTCACTAGTTGATGAAGCTTTGTCTAACGTGACTACAGAAGCGTCTGTATATATACCACCTGCGGAGGATATATAATGGCTGCCCCTATTTTACACATGCAGCAAAATAAGGAATATACAATAAACCAGTACCTCACGGATCATTTACTAATAATCGGGTCGGATGGGCTTGGGGGATCTGAAGACTTTACAAATGAGTTAGAGACAGGCCTTACTCATTATTATAAAACTACGGAAGGGGTAAAACATTTAGGCCTTACTAATTGATCGGCTGATGACTTATGCTTCTATACTGGAGCTTCTAAAACAGCAGAGTCAATTAAAGTATATAGGTATAAAACTACTTTCACGCCGACAGAAGCTCATGGCGCAACTGTTTTTTATAAGTGCATTTTACACCCCAATGAGGGAGGGCAAATCAATATACTAGAGGGTCCGGGCGATGTAATAAATAGCGAAGAAATCCATTATTTATTAGGCATTCAACAAACAAATAGAACTTATGGAATTCCGCATAGCAGTGAAATAGCAGAAAACTTTTTAGCAAATAACATACCTGCCGGACTTTCCCCTAAACTTTTTAATTTTGCACCTCAAGTATCAGCACAGGTAGGCGATTCTCGGTGGTATTCTCCTGCTACAGGAGATAATGAAATTTTACTTTCTGGCTTGATTGTTGACCCAGAAAACGATATATTAACATATAAGTGGTCACAAATTTTTCCAACAGAGGGAGCTTTAACTGGCTTAGAGTTGATGGGGGAGTTTGCGGATGATACCGCATTAGAAACCACTTTTACAATCCAGTCAGGAGAAACTCCTCCGGTAGACACAGCTTACACTTTTAAGCTTACAGTGAGTGATTCGAATAATAGTGTGTCAGACACAATCGACGTTCTAGTATCTGGATTAGATACCTTTGACTTATTCTCAGATACCGGGTTTGGTTTCTCAGATATAAACTTAACATTTGACTCTCTAGATAACTAGAGTAGGAGACTATATATGCCTAGTACATATACAACTTTATCTGGAACAAATACTCCATCTGAAATGGTTACAGCATGGAATAATAACTTCCCTCTTATAGCGCAAGATATATCAAGTCTTAAAGTTTTAACTTCAGCCGTCAGTGGAACTAGTGTAGGAACTACTAGTAGCCAAACACTTACTCAAAAAACGATGGTATCTGACGATATAGGCGCAACAGGAAACTTATTTACTTTATCACGTCTTGACTTAAGCAGCACTCAGGAGTTTATACGGGTACAGACTCGATGAGTAGACCCCACCAACAGTAGTAGTTCTTTAACAGGCCTTATTTCTGATATTATACCTGGAAGTGATGGTTACAGTACAATAGATGCTGGCGGTAAGGGGATATATAATCTCGTGATAAGTGGTGGAAATGGAATTAAAGCTACAGTATCAGAGCAAGAGCTGCATTTCAATATGGATGATAACATGGTTTTAAACGCATCGGGACAAAGTTTTTTATTTGGGGCTTCAGCAATAAAAAGTGGGTTTGATTTTGATGTTTCAGGAAGCGCTTTATATAGAGGAAGTCTAGTAATTTCAGATGACTCCACACCCGACAATCCTTTAGATAGCGCAACTTTAGATATAGGAGAGCTTGGTAAAGCACAAATTAACTTACGGTCTGGTAAAAATTCAACAGCTGACCATAGTATAATTAAATATTACAATAATGCTGCACATAAATGGACTCTAGGCAAGAACAACTCAGATGCCTTCTATTTAAAAAACGCCGATATAACCAATAATATATTTGAAGTAAATCACACAACAGGTAATATAGGCTTTTTTGGGCAACCTGATACTGCCAGTGCTTTTAAAATTACTGGAGCATCCAAGATCGTCGGGAACTTAGATGTAAGTGCGGATATTACTACTGGAACGTTTAAAGGCATTTTACATACTGACACAGTAACTACTGTCTCTATTACAGATGCTAATGTAACTTTAAATAAGTTGGCCGCCAACTCTGTAAGTAGTGCTAAGATTGTGGATGGCAATGTAACCACTGTAAAAATAGCGGACGACGCAGTAAATGCGTCAAAACTTAACAATGACATTGCGGGTGATGGAATTACTATAACAAACGGAGTTCTTACTCCTACTGTGGATAATAGCTCTATTGAAGTATCTAGTGGAAATTTACAAGTTAAGAGCGGGGGTATATTAGCAGCACACATAAATAGTCAGGCAGTAACTAAGGCAGAAATACATGCAAATATAGCTGGGGCCGGCCTAACAGGGGGTAATAACAGTGGTTTAAGTGTTGTCACAGATAATAGTAGTTTAGAGGTATCGGGAAATACAGTTGTAATTAAAGATCTTGGAGTACAAACTGGTCACCTTGCAAACGATGCCGTAACTAATAGCAAGATAGCAAATAATGCGGTCGATACTGAGCACATAACTACTAATGCCGTGGGCACTAGCGAGATTAAAGACGGTGCCGTAACTAATAGCAAGATAGCAAATAATGCGATAACAGGCGCTAAGATTGGAGGAAGTGCTGTTGGAGGTAGTGAACTTAGTGGTACTTTGTCCGGACCTCATAATTTTACGGGTAGTATTAGTTTTGCTAATGATTTAACTGTGGGCGGTGATACTCTATCTCCTAACGGCCAAGTACCTGTAGGTAGCGTTGTAGCCTGAGTAGGGGGCTGGCACGGAGTAAGCGGGTCTTTAGGCACAGCAGTGGGAGTACCTACAGGCTCTTGGAAGGAATGCAATGGGGGGACAGTAACTGACTCAGAAAGTTCCATGAATGGTAGTACTGTTCCTAATCTAAATGGAACAGGTGACACTAGCAGAATCTTTTTAAGAGGGACTAGCAGTAGTGTGGGCAGCACTGGAGGAAATACAACGCATGCGCACAGTTTAAGTGGATCTAGCAAAGGAGATGGAAATGGCAGCCCTCGCTGGGGGAAAACAACTAGTAGCGATGCTGATCATATACCTCCATATTTTCAAGTAAAATATATAATTAGGATCAAATAGGGGATAAACAATGAAAAGAATTAAGGTTCCATCGGGTAGTATACAAAAGTTAGAAACAGTTTTTGACGAACTTCAAACAAATGTCCAAGAAAATTTAGTAGGACACACAAACCTGTGATTAGAGTCTGGAGGTATTGACTTAAAAGTCATGAACTCTGTGATAGACAGCGCTTCCTCTGCTTTTAAAGTAGATCTTGCTACCACAGCTGAACACCCTACTAGGTTAACTATCAATAAGGGTACAGCTATTTTTCCCAATGGGGAGGTATCCACAATAAGCTCTAGCTATGACTTTGAGCCTACTTCTTTACAACCGGATTCTTACTACCTTATAGTGTGTAAACAGATAGAATTAGGAGCGTCTCCAATTCCTTCACAGACAGCTTTCTTGTTTGATACCTCAGGTAACACGCCCTACTCCACAAAAAATACAAAATTCACTAATAGTTTTGAAATCGCTACTTACTTAATAACAGATACCACTTATTCAGAACTCCCTATAGATGATAGAAGAATAAATGTGGCTATTGTAAAAACAGGGACTGTTGGACAAAGCTATCAATGAGCGACAGGGTGGGCAGGAACTGATGGCGAAGCTTCTGTAGAAGGGGTTATTGATTTAAGAGCCCACAACACTAGAAGAATAAATGAAAATATACTAGATGACTCTAAAATACTATTTAAGGATAGAGATTCTATAGGTGCTAATAAAATTCAAGGGGGCATAGAAGCCTCTGGAGCCATTATAGGTGGCACACTACAGTCCAACGGCAGTCTTTCTGTTTCTGGGGTTTCTACCCTTGAAGGGGCTTTGAATGTAATAGAAGACTCAACTGACCTATCAGTTACTTTTTCTGCACATGGGACAAATTATTTAAAACTAGCAAATTTAACATCTCCTAGAAGCTGCATTATAGCCACCGATTCTAATCCTTTTGCTGTGGCAATCAGCGGCCAATTATTGAGCGACGCTTCTTTTAATATAAGTGCAGCTGGTAAGACAGCTTTAGGGCCTGCAGCGGGCGCATCAAACGCTAGCCAAACTTTAGAAATTATAGACCAAGGACAGGATATAAATAGCGGTGTGAGGCTGTCTGCTTTAAGTTTAACAAATGCAAATGCCAAGAATACAGTTTTCGATATATATGCAGTAAACAACGATTCCGGAAGCGGGGCAGGTAAGCTAGTTATAGCTCCTATAGAGGAAGACCGCTTTACAGACTTTCAAAGCACGTCTGGGGTGTCCGTACTGCAAATTAATCCAACAAACAACCAGATAATAGTAGGTACCAATAATAGCAATATAGGAACATCCTCGGCTTTATATGTTAAAGGTAATACATACATAAGTGGGTCAATCGTATCTTTAGGCGCAAATTCCGTTTTTAGTAATAGTGAGTTTAATAGAAATGGAGCCGGGGATAACGCAATAACTATTAAAGGAAGCAGCTCTTTCGAACCTTATGCGACAGGAGAGGCAACAACTTTAAGTGTGGCTGCTGGGGTTCCAGTAAGCTTAGGCGATTCTTTAAACGTATCTAGTACATTGGATGTTACATCAGATAGTACATTTAGTGATATTTATATAAGTGGTGGCGTAAAAACATCACTAAATATTGATGGAGATCTATCTTCTACGGGACACACCACATCATCAGGTAATACTAATGTTTTAGGTGCATTAACCGTAAGTGGTAATACTACTTTAGGGGCTTCCGCTAGTAATTCTATATCCTTAATAGGCACAATAGATACTCTGAGCGCAAACCAAATTAGTGTAGCAGAGTACCTATATGCCCAAAATTCAGAAACACATTTAGGGGTTATAAAATGGAAAGGAGGCGCTAACGACACTACCAGAGTAGCAGGCGTATCGGCGGACGGTAGTATGACAATAGGGGATAATCAAAATAACACGATGCCTTCTGATAGTTTACGTGTCCATGATGAGAGCCACTCTATTCTTAGATTAACTAGCCCTTATGGGTCTTCTTTTATTTTTGGGGATGGTAGTTCTTCAGAAAATTTTAAATTAACCACTGCACCCGACTACTCCTATTTAAATATAGGAGCTAATATAAGTGGGACTGGTATACAGATTAATGCAAATAATGCAATTACTATGGAAAATGCTACAGTTGCCTCATTAGCAGTCACAGATTCGTTAGATATCCAAACATTGCTTACCGTACAAACTTTAAATGCGTCGGCAGCTTCTATAGGATCAGTAAATATAGATGGAAATTCTTTAGAAGTATTGGGGACTTTAACTGCTACGGACTCTGCGGCATTTATTGATGATTTACATGTTAGTGGTATTTCAACAGATGATGATGGTTCAAACTTAATTATTAGGGGTACATCTTCTGAAGAATTTAGAGTAGGTGTAGGTGGCTCGGTAGCTGCAGGTAAACTGGTTAAGCTAGTTGAAGATGGTTTTACGACACCGTCCTTTTTTAGAATATATGATTTTGGGCCCTCTCCAGATAAGAGCTCTAACATGGCTTACATTTCATTTAAGTGGAACTTTGATAATTTAAATATAGCTACAAATTTTGATGATGGAAATGGGCCAGACTTAAAAAAGGTACAAATTAATGGATCCTATGATGCTTTAGAAGACACCCTTATTTTTAGTGGATTATCCCAGGCAGCCGTTGCTGGAAAAAGTCTAAGGTTTTCTAGCGGAAATCAGTATGCTATTGACACTTATACTTCCGCTACAATCAGCGGCACGCCAGTCCATTATCTTACTTTAAATGAAGATATAGATACAAGCGCTGACGGTCCAAGCTCTAGTTCACCCCCTCGAATTATTGATACAAATTGTAGGGGCTATAAAATTAAAATAACAAAAACAGACAACGATGGTAATGCTACGCCAGAAAGGAATACTTATGACTTAGACAGTGACTATATCTACCACCCTACTTTTATAACCTCTTTACAGACAGGCGGTAAATACAGGTTTGAGTTAAAACCCTATAATAATGATACAGACGGTAATTGGGCAGCCATGAGTGCCTCTTCTTATGATCCGGATCATGATGGTAATGGAGCTCAGACTCCTATTGCTTATGGATTTCCTTTTGTAGCAGATTTACCCGCTTTAGGGGACCCAGGTACCTTAACCTTAGAAGGAACGGCCTTTGGCTTTAATATTAATATTGCTGGGTGGGAATCAGCTACAGACACAGATCAAACTGCTCATGAATGGGAAGTTATCTACGGTACAAGTTCTGGCATTAACTTTGCAGACTTTACAAATACCACACATATTACTACAGCTAACAGACTAATACCTATCAATGCTAATGTGCCTTCAAGATTCTATGTAAGCGCTAGACCCTTACAAAATAAAAATGTAGTTGGAACACCTATATCTGCTAACGTTATCGCTGGGGGAGGAGGTATCCCTCCTACAGATTCCTTATTAGCGGGACCTACGGATTTTAGCGTTATAGTGCACAGCGGTGTAATTACACAGTGCTACTCAGGCATGAATGCATATGATATTGAAACACAAGAAGTAGAGACAGGGGGTGCTAGTTTAATATTTAGTAATGGAACCCTTACTGGTAAAACAATTAGTTTCCCGTCGCTGGTAGGTGGATCTGACTTTCAAATCCTTAATAATTACTTGACAGAAGATAACGACCCGATTGGAACACAAAACCCCGCATCATAGGAGAATAGGCAATGCCAACTACTAATACAATTTTATTAGATACAGACTTAGATTCATTTGTGTCCACCTCTGCAGGGGGTGGCGCTATTTCAGGTGCCGTAGCAGATTTATGGACTATAGGCAGTAGTGAAGAAGCTCGTCTTATACAAAAAATAGAAAACTTACCCATAGACTACATAATTACTTCTTTTATAGTAACATGCTCCGCGCTTTCGGGGGGAACTGGTTTCATCAGAATTTATCAAAAAGATAGAGAGTCTGAAGCGGCTTATTTAGAAATTCCTGCTGCACAAACAAATGGTTATTCAGTTAACCCTAACTTAATTATTTCAGAGGCGCAAGGTGAGCGTACTATAATTATTGATGCATATGATCCCAGCGATTCCGCCCATAATACTGTGCAAATTACTGGAAAGACTTATATTATAGCAAAACCTTATATAGCCGGAACAGCTAATACAGCTACTAGCTCGTAAATTAATGTATGGCAACTTATGAAAGTAGATTAAATGTAAATGTTACAGGTAAGCCTATTTCAGGGGTACTGGGTGTTATTTATGATGCGGGCGAAAATAGAGTAGATGCGGACACCACTAATAAGTTAGGAGAGTACTCTTTTAAAAATTTAAATACAGGGCCTCATACTATAAAGTGGTTTGGACGAGGCTACACTGAAGCAGATTATATGACAGTTCATATAATCGATGAGTTAGACGCTAACGAGCTTCAAGACCTTACTTACACTACTACTCCCACATTATCCATAAGCGAAACGAGTGATGATAATTATACTAATTCAGCTGGAGAGCAAACAAGTGTAGCAGAACTTACTCTTTCTAATCTTATCCCTTCAACAGGTAATCTCCGTCAAATTGTAGTGGAATGAAAGCGGTCTGATAAAAATAGATTTGATAATTCTACCACTTTAATATATGACACATCACTTCCAAATATAAGCTCAACAGGCGCTGTAGGCACTTACGATTTATCGGTTATTATGTATAATACCGACAGTTCTAGTTATGATTTTAAAATTAAGTTTTTAAGTGATGTATCTCAACCAGCTAAAATAAATGGGAATGTTATAGAGATTACAGGCACGGCCTCTTTTAACGGTGTTCCAGACTTACAAGAAATGATAAGTGTTTCAGGTTTAGCAGCATCTAATGTTTCTGCTATGCATGGTAATAATAGTATGGGGAGCGAATTAATTAATAATGATGCCCAGGGAATACTAAACACAAACACAACTCCTTGATCAGAATTAAGTGCCCTAGGATCAGAACTTGTCCCTTCAAACAGTCCTTTTGTTGCATGAGGATCCGATAATTGGGATACTCTTAGCGAATCCAATGGAACCCATACTTTTAAAAGTAATGGTTCCGGATACTCATTAGCTGGAATAGATTTAAATTTTGGAAGTACTTTATCAGCAGAAAATAAACTTTTTAAGGTCTCTTTTACTATAAATGTTATATCTTTGGATACTGGCAATATTAGAGTGTACTTGGGATCAAGTAGCGGCGGATATACGGAAACATCCAGTACTAAATGGTTCGGTATCTCTGACATAGGAACTCCTGCTACTTACAGTGTATATATGAGTAAGGATTATTATCAGGGATTTGATCACGGCCTTTTAGAAATTTGTACCGCGACAGATACAACTACCGCTATTGGGGAATGAACCCTTAGTAATGTTTCTGTTAAGGAGGTGCCTTTAGGGGTCTATGGAAGTGACTTAATAACTAACGGCCATTTTAACACAAATACTGCGGGGTGGAATAGCTATGATAGTGGAACAGTTTCCCATGAAACCTCAACTACTTTTGTAGGATCAGGAGCTTTGCGTTGTACCAACGACGGCACTAATCGTTGAATGGGAATGCAGGTAAGTGAAATGTCTCTAGCTGCGGGAAAAATTTATAAACTGTCTGCAAAAGTATGAATACCAAATACTTTTACTCCTAATGTACATATACGTTTTATAGATGGAGGGACTTTGGCAAATGCATCGGATTCTTTCCTATATGCTAATTCTAACGTTACAGACGAATGACAAACTACAGAAACATACATTAAAACTGGAAGCGATACAAGCGGTAAATTTTATATATATGCGGCAACAAATCAGCCAGCAAACGGAGACTATATTATAGTAGATAATGTCTCTTTTAAAGAAGTTATACAAACTAACTTAGGCGCTAACATGATTAGTAACTCGTATTTTAACACTCCAACATTGGGTAGTGAATTAATTACTAATGGAGGCTTTACTGCTTGGACTGGTGATGACCCTGATGGTTGGGATGTCTCTACTGAATATACAGCCACAAAAATCACGCAGAATGGAAATGCTTGCAGGCTTTTATCAGACCCTAATGACCCAGCTTCGAGTACAGGTTTTATTGATATAGGGCAAGATATTTTAACAGCAGGGAAAACTTATAAAGTTTCAATAAATGTAACTGAAAATAATAGTGCTGCTGGGATGGACATAAGAATCCAAGATGATAATGTTACCTCTTCTTTCATTATTGCTGGTATTTCTACTGTAGGTGTGCATACAGCATATTTTACATCTGCTAATGGAGGTGATTTTAGGATAATAAGAGATACTTCTTCTCCTGATGGAATCGATATGACATTTACAGATGTTTCAGTTAAAGAAGTATTATCAGGTTCTATACTTGGTTGGTCAGGGAAAGAAGCCACATTAAGCTACGAAACCGTCGCCCCAATACAAGCACCGGGGAGCCTTAAATCTACAACACTTTCCAGCGGAAACTATGCATCTGGTGGCCCTTATCAAGATATAGGAATGACAACTCTTACCGCTTATAAGGTTAGTGGAAAGATGCGTTTGGTGTCCGGTTCAAGTAATGGAAAAGTTATGGTATTTTCAAGTCTATCTAATGGTACAAGTCAAAGTCTTGTATATAGCGATGAAGTCAACACTTTAACTGTCAATGGGTCTTCTGTGTATTTTTCCTTTATTTTTTATAACTATAACGGTAATCCTAGTATACAGTTTGCATGCGACGTCGCAGACGGCGTATTTTTGTTAGACGATATTTGAGTAGCAGAAGTTTTAGACAATCCTTTAGTATCGATAGGCAGTAACAATTCTTTTAATTTTACAAATAATGGATATTGGAATAGTTTGAGATACTTCATAAGTGGCACTGGAAATAAAAATTATAGAATTAGCTTAAAAGTGTCTGATTATAGTTCCGGAACTTTAAAGTTATATCAAGACACAAATCCAGATACTTTAATACCTTCTGCTAATATAACAGCAGATGGTGACTATAGTTTTTCATATTCGACTGTGGACTCTAATTTTTTAATACAGTTATCTACTGGGGATTTCATAGGAACTGTTTCTAACATATCGGTCAGAGAAGATTTAACTACCGATAATCCCTCTTATGTTAATACCAGTAGTCTAAATTTAGTTTGGGATTCTATAAACTCCTTTTCATCCTATCCACAAGATGTGGTAGATGCTACAGGAGTGACTCATACTTTAACCGAAGAGCAGGCTAATAGAGCGGGAACATATAATATTTACATGTTTATTGCTTCCGAGCAAGATAATCCTTCAAGTGAGTTTCCTGGAATATCTAGTTCAGAGGGCACATGACATAAAGTAGGAGAAACTTCAGACACTAATTATGAAGTTAATTGTCCTATTAATTCTGCTGTAGGTTTTTGGGTAGGATTTATGGATGATAGCAGACAAACATCTGTTACAACTACAGAGGCAGTATACTAATGGGTTATATTGGACTATTTAATATACAGCCAGATCCTGAAGTAGGTTCTTTTGGATCTGGAAATATTTATACATCACTTACTGAAATAAACAGTTTGTCATATGCCGACAGTATACATAAAATTATTGAACAGGCTCAAAAAGAAGGTAATTTTGTTGCTCCTATTGTGGTAGATAATTTAAACATTGTTGAAGACCAAACTTTTCAAGGCGCAGAGGGAGTCTGTATAGAGGCCAAAGTTTGAGGAGACTCTTTAGCACAAAATTCAAGTACGGAAGTAGCTGTTGCTGACATTACAGGTACTTTAAAATATAATGTATTTACTAAAGACGTATACCTTACTTCTGTCGGCATGAATTGATTAGATTACCTAGTACCTGGGAAGTCTGCCTTAACAATAGGGGGGCTGAGCGGCTCTTTCCCTGTCACAGAAGTTTTAAGTTCTAATGTGGCGATAGTTACCAAAGGGTCTAATTTGGCTCTTAATTTAGGTGTATATGAAACAGCCAGTTTTTCTGCAAATATGGTTTTTACTACTAATGAGTTTATAGGAGACTACCTATTAGATTCAGCAGGGACTTTATTTGAAATAACCGCAAATACTTTGAATACTTTAACTTTAAGTAATAGCTCTGGAGCATCCATAGCTTTAGGACCTTGATTAATTATAGATGATAATAATGTTATACAAGGAGTTTAAAGGTGTCTGCTATTTTAAATTATAAGGACTCCACTACTGGTGAGTTATATAAACCTTTAAACAATAATTACATTTCTAAAGGAGTTGATAAGTACGAGGTTAAAAAAAGGACTCTTCCTCATGTCGTAACTAAAAAAAGAATTGAAGGTGATTTAGATGGGTCGGATGGTAGACGTCATAAGATAGTTTGGCAAGAGTACAAAGGACTTACTAACTGAAGTGGGCAATCTCAAACTGGTAACAAAATAATATATAGTCATAAGGCTCCCGGCACCTATTTAGATTTGGAAATTACTTCTTTTGTGGATGACCATATAGTCAAGGAATATAAGGCGTATGATAGGTATGGGATGCGGCACATACAGGGCGAAAGCTTTACACTTTTAGGTGACTATAACTACCACAGACAAGGAAATTTCTTTTATCATAGGTCACCCGCTTTTCAAGGAAATGCTTACAGCTTTTATATAGAAAATCCTATATTAAAAATTAAGGACGCTGCTGGCGTAGTAACAACTCATTTGATAGACTATACTTTAGAAGGGACAGGAAATAAAACATTATTAACTTTGGATTTTAGATCAGTAGGAAGTTATGTTAAAACTGCCTTTGATAATAATTGTCAATGGGTGTCTGTGATGCATATTATCCGATCAGCCATTTCTTTAAATGAGCATGATTACACTACTGGGGATGTTTTAGATGATCAAAGGTCTACAGGGACCGATGATCGTTTAAATGAGCTGCCCTCCACAAACTATTATTATGCGACTAAAGGCAGGTTCTTACCTTTACTTGTATACCAGTTTATTTGAGAGTTTACTCCCTCAAAGTATGGGGCAGACTTAAGTACAGTACAAGGGAGACATAAAATAAATGGAATTTGGACAGCCTGATACGATCTAAGTGATTTTTATACAAATAAAGACTTGATAAATGCTGTGAAAGATAGTTATATTAAATCTACAGTATATAAAATGATGCCTATAATTCCTGGTATATTTAACGGGACAGAGGTTCAAATTAGGTACGATGATGATAAAGGTACAAGGCATACATCAAATATAAGTACTAATATAGGACAGCTTTAATGTCAATAATACTGCAGTACTTTAAAAAACGTAAATCTCCAAGCGGGGGATGAGTAGACTTAACAGCGGTTCAAAATAGTTTAGGCCCCTATGATTTTAAGTTTAGGGTGAGCAGTGGAAGTGGTGCATACGTTAACCCTTCTTTCAGCACAGTTTGGGCTACTTTATCGAGCGTTGGGGGGGAGCCTGTTTACTATGGAAGTTTTTATACAAACGCAGAGTGTACGCAATCTCTTTCAGGAGGTACATATAACCCTGTATGGGCAAAAGTAGTGGTTCCTATAAACTTTAGTGAGGGTTTTGAGGTAAATACTATATCGTTTCATTATACTTTTTTTAGTACAAATGAATCAAGTAGTCAAGTTTTTAGCTGTGATATAACGCCCCCAATACATACAACAGGCGTTTTAACAGTGTCTTCTGTTAGCGGTGGGTCAATTCCCGATGGGACTTGAACTGTTAAAAACGATCCTATAATATCTGCTATGCTGCAAGATGCTACTACCTCCCCTAAGGGAGTGTCTATGATTGTATGTAGAGGAGAAAATGATATATTACCTGACGAAGACGAGGTGACTAATGACGGAGGAGCTTTTATTGAAGCTTATTACCTATTTGGGGAAAATTATGGGTGTACATGAAATTATGATGACGACGGATCTTTACCGTCTGGATAAAACAATGGAGAATAAATAATGGCAACATTACCAGAAGGAACAAATATAATTAAAGTAAAGGCAGTAGACGCCGTAGGTAACTGAACTACAGTAGATGGTGTAAAATCACATACAATAAAAGTAGACACCGTAGCACCTGCAGCTACTAATGCTGCAGGAACTACATTTAATGCTTGAAGTAATGCCGACCCGGGAGATTCAACAGCAGTAATAGGCTATAACGCTCCACAATGTGAAATAGGTGGAAAAGTCGTTGCTCCTGGAAGTGGAAGCTGGCTTAGCAGCGCAAACGATGGTGACCTGTCTTTTAGCATATGAACAGTAGACTCTAATTTAAGTGGGACAGCTCCTAAAACCGACTCCTCTGGGTTAAAAGCTGTTGCTTCTTCTGCGGCGAGTCCTGCTACTGTAACTTTACATAATAGTTCAGGGGCCGAAATCAAAGTAACTAGATTAACAACTCCTGCGAAAAACGGCGGCGAATGAGGACAATTATCTAGTACGAATATAGGTGATCTGGAAAGCGACGTACCAGAATGCTCTGCAGCTTCTCCAAATTATATAGTAGTAAAGGGTGTGAAAGATAAGGCAGGTAATGTGTCCGGCGATTCTCCGCAGTTTCCAGTTTTACGAGATACCTCCGCCCAAGTATACGGAACTCCAAACTATCAAGTTAGCAACGACAGCACTAACTGATCAGCACCCTCAGGTTTATGAATTAATACTAATGATTTTGAAATTGCATGGAATGTTCAAGACCAGTACTCTGGACCTGAAAAAATTGATATAAGTTTTTGGTTCAATGCTACTAAAGAAGGGGAAGCAACGAACGCGAACGTTGTTGGGCTTAATGTGGGAGGCACCGCAGTCCAAACTATTACAGCAAGCACAAATACCAATGGTTTGGCCAATACTACAGCCATTCCTGATTCTCTAGACATTAGTAATGCTGGCATATCGCAGCTTTCTTTTAAGTATGCTTTAGAGGATGTTGCGGGTAACAGATCAACGTATTCTCAAAACATAGTTTTAAAGAAAGACACTGCAGCGCCAACCGTAACAAGTTTGTCTAATAATTTTTTATGAGTGCATTACTATACTGATATAAATGCTGATCCAGGCTCTTGATGGTCTAATGATGACACTCCTACAGTCAGTTTTATTCTAGAAGACCCGTCTTCTGGAGTAGTTCCAGAAGACATTAAATACGCATACTGTCCCGATGTGGGCAACTCTCCAGCATTTTTGGGAAATAATGGGGTCGAAATATCGCCTACTAAAAATGGATTTAATGGGAAGGTAGTACTATACAGCCTCTCAGGAATAAGTGGGGGCTCAGATATAGATACTTCAGGGGCTGTGCCTTCAGTGTATAAAGAGGGTACTCCTGACTCTGGTAACTATGATACTCTTGTATCTGGCAGTACTCCTGTTCAAAGGGTAAAGGTTGAATTTACAACTCCCGCGTATACAACCGCGTCTGGCCATAGTGCCTCTGATAACTTATGAGCTAATTTATGAATAGGATGGAGGGACGCTGCCGGTAATGCAGATTATCGTTGGGGGTGGATTGATATTGATTCTGCTGCAGATGTGCCTAGTATTGCAGCTTTTACGGACTCAGGGCAGGGCACAAGCATTAATGATGGCGATTGAACACAGGATACTACTCCTTACTTTGTACTAGGGGCTGAAAGCACTCCTGCTACAGCAATTTCAGGATTTTCGATTTACACAGAAGACCCCAACTCTACAGCAGGTTTAGTTCCAGATGAGGACATTGAAATTTATGCTACTAATAATTCAGGAAGCTGGGATGTGGCGACTGCTTCAGGCATCTACAACGACGAAAATAATGATGCTGTGTAATGGCTCAATTTCAAAATGGAATAAATACGCTAAAAGTTCGCATAGTAGATATATTTGGTAATGTGTCTAGGATGTATGGGAGCCTTGATCTTTTTGTAGACTCAGGCAATCCCGCAATTATGGGTTTTAATGCCACTTTTTTAAAAGAGAACTCTGCCCAAGTTAAGGTAGGGTTTTCTGCTATAAGTGATGCTTTTTCTGGACCATCTACTATTTGAAAAATTGAATTAAAAACTTTAGAGGATACTTTATTGTCTACTACAAGCATATTAACAGAGATAAAAGAAACTGTCTTAAATGTGAATGCAGCATATCCTCTTATTAAAGTAGTTGGAAGCTTCTTTGATGTTGCAGGCAACACCACAAGTATTGAGCGTATAATATCTAAATCTTCTTCTGTCCATTCAGGGCAGCAAGGTATCTCAGGCTTATAATGTCAATCTCCACAAACAGAATAATTTTTGATCACACTGTAGCAGGTAAAAAGTATGTGGTGAAAATCAAGCCCATTAGATCAGATGGGAGGAATACCTCATATACTGATTATGTCAAAGTAGTAAGCGGCGATATATCTCCTTTAAGTACTTTGACTTCCTTATCGTCCTCTTTTACAGGAGCAGAAACCGAGAATGCAGTCTCTGCCTCAATCAATAACTTTAATTACCCTTTAGAATATCTCAACACTCACTGACGTTTACAAAAAACCTCTGATAAAGTACAAATTAATTCCTTTTTAACGACTGCTGATATAGGTGTCGGAGACGCTGCTATACCTTATACGTCTTTAAGCGGAGTAAGCCAAGCAAGCTCCCAAGTACGAGCAATGGATTATATTTGAATGGATGACGAGTTGATTCAAATAACTTCTGTAGATGCATCACAGTGAGAAGTCACTAGAGGAGCTTTAAATACTGCAGCTTCTACCCATTTGGCTGATTCAGCTATTTATAAAGAGGTTCCACCCCATGCCTACAGTGTGCCGACTACAGTCAGCGATACCCTGACCGAAAGCTTTCAAACTACACCACAAGACACTTCTTTTATATATGCAAGATGGCAAAATAAATTTGGGTATTTATCGGAGTGGGAGTTAATACATAAAGGGACCGCCCCCAAATCAAACGCACAAAATTTAGCAGAGTCCTCATTAAACGAGTTTTCGACTCAAGTAGGAAATAACCTATTACAAAATTGGTCCTTTGAAAACGTAAAAGGAACAGGGGTTGACGCAAAGTCTTGGGATATAACACCTCCTACATATTCTAATGTATCTACCTTAAAGTCTTTTACATACTCTGGTTTAGGGCTGTCGTATGATTACTACTTGGGAGACCGTTTAGGGGCTTTTTCTGCCGGGATTACGGTTGGAGCTTCTGGAGAGTGGGGCGCCTTTACTCCGCATGAAAGTACCTTATCTACTTCTGTAGTGTTGCATCCTAATGTTACAAAATACAGCTTGCATTTTAGATCTGCTTATGGAATACTTCCTACAGATTTAAGCGCAGCCTATATAGGTAACCTGCCGCCTTTAAATAAAGCCCCTATTATAAAAGCATTGCTTTATGAATATACGGACATAGATGGCACTACACCGAACGGCACTATAGTACAGTCCTCGGATGCTTTTAAGCTAGCTAATATAAAAGGTAAGAGTTTCTCTGCCTCTTTTAGTAACTTTGATTCTTCTACTAAATCTTTTAGAATAGGATTCAGGCTGAGCGTATACAATAAAATCCCTATAACATTTACAGGTTCTATTCAGAATGGAGGGACTATAGGGGCCTCTGTAGGGAATATATGGGCATATTTAGATGCAGCAAGTTTGTGTACAGGCGAACTACGAGCAGGGTTAGGACCTTTTATATTAACAGAAGATCACCAAAGTGCCGCGGATATAGCTGAAAAATATATATGTAGAGGAAATGCAGAAGAGGGAGATATAGTTTGCTTTGATGAGCCTATTAATGGAAATCCCTCTGTTAGAGTAGCAAACAAGGAGGCCGCTGATGGCAGGCCTTTGATGTGTGTGTCAGAAAACTACTTTTTTAGTCTACAGGATGAAATGAGCAAGGCCCCTGAAAACTTTAACACTATAAATATAGGTTTAACAGGCAGGGTGCTCTGTAAAGTGCAAGGCCCCATACAGGTGAATGACCCCATAACTTTATTAGACAAGGGCATAGGAACTAAAGCTAATAAGGGCGACTACGTTTTAGGATACGCTATAACAAACCATTTAGAAGAGACAGCTGGAGCAGTATACCTACTAGTAAAATAATATGCCTACAAAAAATGTAAAACAAACTATATCTATAGTCCCTATAATTAAAGCGGATAAATTATCTGAACTTTCATGGGAAGGGTCAGATGAGTCTCTTTTATGGAGAATGCTTGACCCACTTATAACGAGTGTAAACTTGCTCGAATCGGATGTAAGTAACTTTCAAGGAGCTATAGATAAGCTAGAAGACTATACCTACATTAGTGGTTTAGACGCTGACTACCTATCAAAAACCAATACTATACTTTATACCCCTACATTAGATTATCACCCTGCAACAAAAAAATATGTTGACGATTCTTCTGGGGGCAGTGGGTCCTATACACTTCCTACAGCCAGTTCTTCTGTATTAGGGGGCATTAAGATAGGTGCAAATTTAAGCATAGACGGTTCAAGTGTTTTATCTTCCACAGATACTAATACAACATACTCAATACAAGACGGGGAGCTTTCTCAGAATAATTTAACTACTGCGTTAAAAGGTAATTATGATACTGCTTATACACACTCCCAAGCCTCTCATGCTCCATCTACCGCAGAAGCAAATGTACAATCAGATTGGAACTCTGCTAGTGGCGATTCACTAATACTTAATAAGCCGACGTTGCAAAAAGGATGGCACGGACATACGGATAGAGTTAAATTGCTGGTTACGGATTTTTTACCGTCTGATGCGTCTTCTACTTACAATTTAGGTGTGTACGACTACAGCTTAGCCCTCAATGCCTTAAAAGGAATGTCGACTTCCTTAGACTTCTATGGTTATAAGGAGATTCCAAGCGGGTATAAAGCTACAAGTCTTACTTTGTATGTCTATCATAAGTTTGCTTCAGACTCCACAGCAATTACTGTGTATGAGGGGTTCATAGACTCTAGTACTGCAGTATCAAAGGGAACCGCTAACGCTACTGGAAGTCTCGCTAATTTTACATTTACATTAGATTTTGTAGATTTTAATTCGACTGATACTAATCAAATAATGATACATATAGATCCTGCCTCAACATTTAGGTTATATGGTGGCTACATATCAATATCAGAGATTTAATGTTTAGGCTGGCAATATTATTGTTATTATTTTTAAGTTGTGAAAATACCATAACAAATACTGTCTACGAACCTATACATTTAGAAGAAATATTTGAAACTAATGAAACTATACAATGAAATATTGATATGCAATATGGGTATTTTATTAAATCTTACTCAGAGATAACACAGAGGGTAGACGGAGTATATGATTCTATTTGGTACCATACAAAATACTTTTTAGAAGACTCTTTACTATCAGAAGACTCTGTATTATATAGACATGGGTGGGGTAAGTTTTGGGAAGTAACAGAGTTTCAAGAAGTCGGATCTAAAGGATTCGCAATAGGGGAATCAGATTTTTATCCAATGGTTTTCTCTTTAGATGTATACTCATGGATATCAATAGGAGAATAATATGGCAACTTTAAATACGGGTCTCGGCACATCTGAGATAACAGAAACCAGTCTAAGAAACTTAATGGATCACTTGTATGTTAGCGAAGGGGATAGCCTACACGCAGATGGGTATGAACTTAATGAGAACGGAGAGCCGACGGACATTCAATCTGTAAATATTATGAAAGTTGCGGAGAATATGCGCAGTCAGATAGAAGCTCTTCGAACTGAGGTTGAATTACTACATGCTTTTATTGTAGATGCCTTTGGAGTAGACAGCACTAGTGCCACCTCTCAAGGAGCTACAGGAGCTACAGGTCCGACGGGAGCTACAGGAGCAGCAGGAAACTCCCATTTAAGCAGCTGGTCTCTTACGGATGCGGGACGGGGATCCCTCACTATAAGCGACGGGACAACTAGTTGAACTATTACTGGCGGGCGTTAAAATAAGTTTGATTTTTAGTTTGAAAATACTTATATTTAAGTATAAAGGCTTTTAACATATAACCGATAAAATAATAATGGCAAAAAAAGAAAATACTTTAGAGACTAAATTAGAGAAGCTTACCTTAGAAAATAAGGGGCGTGTTGCTCAAGTAGAGCAGTGGAACACTAATATAGTACAATTAAAAGAGGAAATAAATAAAGCAAAAGAGGCACATGATTATACTAGGGGGCAGATAGAGCTCCTAACTCAGATGATTAGTGAGGCTGGTGACAATCAATAATTTAAAGTATATTTTTAAAAAGTTACTATACTTTTTAAATTATGCTTTAGTAGTGTATATATTTTCTAAATTTACAAACGCTGATTCAGCTGAAATAAAAAAAATAAGAGCAAAAATTAAACAGCTTAGTGTAGAAAAAAAGCGTTTAGAAAGTAATCTACACACCTTAAAAAGTAAAAAGGAGTTAAAGAGCATTGAAAAAGAAATTGAAAGAATGGTTCCTAAAGAAAAGATTGCTCTTTTCTCTGATTTGCTTAGTAAGCTTTAATGTGGCGCAGGAATGGGCAGATGACTCTACTATTGTATTTACAAAGGTAGAGTTTGATGCTCTTTTAGTAAAAATGCAGGACTGTGTGTCTACAAAATACTATTGGGAATCCCTGTCTCTACAGCAAGACTCTTTAATAAATTTGCAAGACTCCCTTATAGCTCAGTATGAATATAAGGATAACTTAGTGGCACCTTTTTATAAACAAAAGTGGTTCCATAATTTAATGTTTACTTTAACAGGAATGGTAATAAAAGACAAAATAGAGGAAGCAATTAATGACTAGATTTTCTGTAAATATTGACCCAATATCCAATACTACAAATCTTTCTGTGCAGGTAAATGATCATAAATTAAAAAAAACACATATACTGGATAAGGCGGCTAGTTCTTTAACTTCTGCAAAAGCATATGCAGACCAGTTTATAATAGGGGTGAGGCGTCAGATGGGTGACGAGCAGTCTTCAAAACTGTCCCCCTCCGTTTCCAAACCGGAGTGCGTGGGTTCGATTCCTACCACCCCTGCAAACAAGGTAAATATATAATGATAAAAATATTAAAAATTATAATGGATTTAATACGGGTTTTTTTTAAAGGGAAGCCTCTTGTATCTCATACCCCCCTTAAGATACAAGATATTTCTAAAGAGCTTTCTTGACACCCAACACGTACTTGAAGTAAGCGCGCCTTATCAAGTATTAAAAAGATTGTAGTACATCAAAGCCTTACTTCGTATAAAAACTCTTCGCTTTCAGCTATAAATAGCTACCACATTAAGCCCGGAAAGCAAAACCATATAAGCCCTAATGGGGCTCCTCATATTTGCTATCACTTTGGAATAGACGGTGACGGCAACACATTTCAATTAAATAATTTAAGTAGTACAGTGTGGCATTGTAAGGGACAAAATACAGCCGGCATAGGTATCTTAATATTGGGGGACTTTGACGGCCCCTCTTACACTGGGAAAGACGTAGAGCCTACAGAAGCCCAACTTAAAAGCCTTGGAGCCCTTATTAATAATTTGCTTTCAAGGGAAAATTTAGCTATATCTAAACAAGACACTTACGGGCATGCTGATTTTGGTAAGGACAATTGTCCAGGTACTGTCGTAAGCAACTTTATAGACAAATTTAAAAACACTTAGAGGATAATAAAATGAATAAAATAGCATCTATGAATCTTGATGTAGTAGACTTTATCTTAAATGATGTAGAAAAACTGGCATCCGTAGTAAATGGTTTAACAGACAGCACAAAAACAGCACATATTCCCAGCTTTGAAGAGCAGCAGGATATGCCAGACAGAAATTTTGCTTTAATCTTATTAAGCAATCAGGCAGCCGACTTACATAAATTTGCTATGAACTCGGCTGATTTAGTAGAACTTAACTTAGCTTTCTTGTCTAATAATGTAGAGTCTCTTCCAGACGAAGTTATTAAGATTGCTGGGGCTAATTTAACTAAAGCCGCAAACGATTATAATGTGAGTATACCAGCAAACTTAGAAGAATTTTCTTCTAATGTATATGTCGATAACAGGCTTTTAACTACAGACATTAACGAGCTAAATTATGTAGTTAAGTGTGCGCAAGAGGGTGACGTAAATTTTGCTTGGGAAGGTGAGAAAAAGTATCCTTTAACCGATGCATCCACTGTTAAAACTGCGTCCGCTTACTTTGCGAAACACCATCAAGCGATGGATATGGATAAAAAATTAGAATTTGTATTAAATACAGAACGTGCTGCTAAAAACTTTGGGGTAGATATAGACAATACTGCTATAGATAAATATGCTAGCTTGGATAGAAGCAGGTTTAACCCCATACTTCATGACCATATTAAAGTAAGGCAGTCTTATATTAAAGATGACGAAGATATAGCTATCTACGACGACCTATATAATAAAATCGACGCCGCATCGCCTACTAAGGTAGCACAAGCTTTGAATATCATAGATAAGGAATTTGATTTGGAGCGTATGTACGGAAAGGGGATAGAGGATCCTTTAATGGCCTGTTTAGGATCTGTTAAAAGAGCTGGATTAAATATTGAAGGATCTATGATAACGCAAGATGATTTAAATGGCCTCGATAGCGGAGACTTAACAGTTATAGTTGGAAATGACGCGGTTAAAGCGCTTAAAGGGGATGAAGGGGTGCATGTATTAAATTCATTACCAACTCCTGTTAAACGTGAGGTTTTAGAACTTTTATAATGCGTTTCTTTTTAGCAAGTTTTTTATGCTCTATGCTTTTAGGGCAAACTTTAAATATAGAAACATATAACCACACAGTAAAGGAAGGAGAGTCATTATCCAGTATTAGTGAGGGGTATGGAGTTAGTTGGGCATCTATTTATCACCTAAATGCCCACTTAATAGGAGTGGATGCTGACCAAATAAAAGAGGGCCATACTTTAAATATTCCTTTAAATAGCTATTATACGGCGGAAGGGTACCATTTTGAGTTAAGAGCTTTTTTATGTTTATTTGCGCTATTTATATTTCTTTGGAATATAAAACCTGTGTATAAACACGGAAGCGTTCATACCAAAACTATTATAGATAGACAAAGTAACAGCGCGCCTGCTAAGTCACGTGAAAACGAAAGTACACATGAGGTGGCCATTGAAGCGGGTTTAGGTAATACGTCTTGAAAAGCTATTGAAGCTAAGGACATTCAGTTACCTTCAGAGTCTGTGAAGTCTGGTTTAGACCAAGCAGCTTTAAAAGAAAAATTAAAAAAAATCAGGAAATAACTTATGAAAGGTTTAGATTGTGGTACAGGTAATTTTGTATGTGCGTCAGAGAAGGGAATTAATCTACAAAGGAACTCTTTTTTGACAATTGATAAAAGCACAACAACCACAAAGCAATTAAAATTATTGAGGGTTCCTTATGTAGAATTAGGGGATCAATTACACATAGTAGGTAAAAAGGCATTTGAGTATGCTCAAGTGTTTGGCAATGCAGAGCTTAAAAGACCTATGTCTAAAGGGCTTTTAAATCCCACAGAGCAACACGCATTTCCTGTACTTAAAGTAATTATGCAAGAGTTGTTAGGCACTCCTAGTCAAGAAAATGAAGGGGTTGTTTATTGTGTCCCTGGGAAGCCTATAGACCAAGAAAGGGAAGTAGAATACCACCAAGACATCCTAAAAGATATTATTGAAAGTCTAGGTTTTAAAGCTAGAGCAATTAATGAAGCAGTCTCATTAGGTTTAGCGGGGTTAGCCGATGACGGGTTAACAGGGATTACGATTTCTATGGGAGCCGGCATGTGTAATATTGCTATTATGTATGCGGGTATGTCTGCCTTACAGTTTAGTGTTGCCAAAGGCGGGGACTGGATTGATGAGAATGTAAGTAGGGATTGTGGTATATCTACCGCAAAAGCACAATACATCAAAGAAAGTGGAGATTATACCATAGACCCGGCATCACCTGTAGGTAGGTCTAGAGAACAGCAGGCTGTAAAAACTTATTATGAAGTACTGATTAGATACTTAATGGCTAATATAGCTAAACAGTTTGAATCAGAAGATATGCCTAATTTTCCAAACGAAGTGCCTATTGTTATAGGGGGCGGAACTTCTATGGTAAACGGGTTTATTGAGGTATTTAAAGAGCAATTTCAACAAAAACAATTTCCTCTAGAAATAAGTGATATACGACACGTAGAGGAGCCCTTAACGGCGGTATCTCGAGGATGTTTAGTGGATGCCCAACTTGAGGAGGAGGAGGGCTAAATGAGCGCTAAAGCAACTTTTGTATTTGAAAAACTAGCAGGCAGTAAAAAAAAGAACTTTATGAGTGAAGGTAAGAAGGATATTATTTCAGGGCTGGCTGCAGGAGCTGTCACTACTGGAGCTACTTTTCCTTTAGATACTATGACTACCGCAGCTCAGTCAGGATATGCCGCTGATCTAAAAAAGAGTTTAGGCAAAACCTTAACTTTTAAAACCGTACTTAAAAACCCTAAGTTAATCCCTCACCTTTATAAAGGTATTCAGTATAAATGGTCAAAAACTATTCCAGGCACTGCTATATCTTTAGCAACCTATGCCGGTACTAGGCGATTCTTAGATAAGAAATTTCCTAAGCAGTAATGGATATTACAGACTTATTACAGAATGAAGATGTGGTGGAGCCGGAAACGCTTCACATGCTTTTTCCAAATTTAACTCAAATGGAAAAGCAAAAGGTACTTGCTATTAAAGTAATACATAATAATAGATGTGCCTTTGAAGACATGGATGTATTTGAAAATATAGTCTTTGTTTTAAATGGAATAGACCCCAATGTTACTATCATGGAGGGTTCTACCCCTGAATTTATTTGGAAAGCTTTAGATACCATCAGACAAATCCACCCCAAAATTGAGTTTGCTGAAGAAGTCAAAGAATATATAAAAAGTATATTTTTGGACCAAGGGTACAAAGTGTTTCCACCTAAATCAGGCATAGATAGCCCCCTTTTAGAGCAAGTGGAGGATCGTGCATTACACGGTCCTTTTCCTTTAGAAGAAGATGATATAGGAATACAAGCCTTAAGATATTTAAAAACAATGGAATATATTAAAACAGGGGAATAAAAATGCCAGTAAAGCATATTACAGAAGCAGAGTCCACTAGGGCACGTAGCACAAACTACCCGAACCCTTTTTTCGATTTAGCTAATAATTACATACCTAAAAATATAAAAACTTTATTTAAATTTTGTAGAAGTTTCTTTTACACTAACGGATTTTTACGGAATGTAATTACGAAACTTACTGAGTATCCTATTACGGACTTACTCTATTCAACAACTATAGACGAAGCTACACGAGATTTATACGATCAGGCCTTACACCGTAAACTAAAAATCAAGAGCCTTTTAATTGAAATCGGGCTGGACTATTATACTTACGGTAACGCTTTTGTATCTACCCATATAAAAAGTAAACGATTCATTAAGTATCCTGATGGTCAAATGATCCCTATCGACCAGGCCACTATTAAAGTAAAAAACTTTGAATTTTATGCATCTAAACAAGGTGTAAGTGATGTAAAAGTTGAGGTTGTAGACGAGCCTATTAAGTCCATTGATAATTTTAAATTACTGAGATGGGCTCCAGAAAATATAGATATAGACTATAGCCCCATAACAGGCGACTCAATATATTACTATACTATTCCTTCTAAGATAAAGGCGGGGATAGCTGCCGGAAATATAGCCATTTTGCGAGATATACCTCTAGTTTTCTTAGACTCTCTACGACAAAAAAAGCGTATTATACTCGATGAAAACAACTTGTTTCATTTTAAGCGTCCTACGCTTGCTGAAGACGACATGGGATGGGGAAAACCTTTAATTCTTCCAGCTTTAAAAGATATTTATTATTTACAAACACTAAAGCGTGGAAATGAGGCCATTTCAAATGAGCACATAATTCCTAAAAAAGCGATCTACCCTGCTAATACCACAACGCTAGACCCATATACCCAAATGAATCTCGGTAAGTGAAAAGGTCAGATGGAACAGCAAATTAAAAAATGGAGACAAGACCCTAACCACATAGGAGTTTTTCCAATCCCTATTGGATATCAAGAGTTAGGTGGAAACGGCAGAGCTTTGCTATTAACGCCAGAAATGAAATTTATTGAGGAGTCTATTATTAACAGTATGGGTGTTCCTTTAGAATTTATTAAGGGAGGGGCTTCTTGGACGGGTTCTAGCATTTCTTTGAGAATTGTAGAAAATCATTTTTTAACATATAGGGAGTTTTTAACAGAATTTTTAAATCATTTTGTAGTACATAAATTAGTACATTTATTAAACTACCCTAAAGTAGACGTACGTTTTAGTAAATTTAAAATGTCGGACGATGCCCAAGCTAAACAGCTAGCTATTAATTTAAACGCATCTGGCAAGATTTCAGACTCAAAATTACTAGACGAGTTTGGGTATAATTATGAGGAGGAGGCCACTGCTATCAAGCGTACGCGTTTAGACATGATGAATGATGCTATTTTGCAGTCTGAGAAAGACGCCGAAGCGCAAGGCAAGTCTCAAATAATTTTAAGTAAATACCAAACAAGAGCTCAAAAAGCGGGAGAAGATGAAGCTTTTAGATTAAAAGCAGAGATCTTTGAAAAAGAGCTTATGCAAGAAAATCAAGGAATACCTGAAGACCCCATTAAGCTTATAGAAAAATATGCTTATGAGATACATGGGCTGGATCCTGTTAATCAGCAGAAAAAAATGGCTCAATTAATTAAAAAAGCTCCAATTACATACGGCCTTGTTTTGGAGAGATTGCAGCTTATACAAATGGAAGCAAACCAGGTTATGGCAGCTTCAGCAAGCATGGAAGAGCCTTCTTTAGACACAGCTCCTAACGAGAAAGGAGTAGGAAATAGAGAGGGAGATAAAGTTAAGTTGCGTGAAAAAGAAAAAACAAAAGGCCAAACAAGAGGTAGTGTTTAATGGAAAAATATGGGACTTATAAAATTTATAAGAATATCGATAGTGGGGAAATCTTAAGACTTTTAGTGGACTCTGCTGAATTTACTAAAGTAGCTTCAGACGAGAGTGCTTGGATTGAGTTGGAGGAAGAAGAGGCTTCTGACTCTGAAGACCTTTTATCCGCTAAGTAATGGATTACTTAGACGAGGGAGTAGTTAAGGTAAAAAAGTTTCACCTAGATGACGACAGCTCTAAAGCAGGTTATGAGGCAGTATTAAATGATATTAACTGTACAGTTATTCGGGATGAATTTACTTATGATAAAGCAGGTAGAGCGATTATAACTATTTGATATAGAGATGAAAATGAAATGTAAAAAAGGGAGCTAAATTTAGCTCCCTTTTTAGTTTTATGATAAGGCTTCCTTAAAAATTTTCTTTAATAGCGTTTTCTTGTCATCCCACCTAAAAAGCTTGTCTATCCGCGCAATACACTTCGTATCTATGGTTATTTTTTTGTTATTTTTTTTCCATTTTTTATATTCAATTTCTAAGGCGTCCGTCATTGCGCCCATATCTGCTACGGGCCTTAAGTGCCCATTATCCATCGCTTGGTTAATCACTGTTGTGTTAGGAATTAAGTGTCCTGTATCACCCAGCATCTCTGGAATTGCGCTATTAAAAGGTGCAATGCTAGGGGTACCTGTGGAAGCTGCCTCTAAAAGACTTAGCCCACATCCCTCACCTAATGCACTAGATATGTTTACATTAGCTGCATTATATAGCTGGTTAATAACAGAATCAGGCACCTCTCCAGCATAAATATTTCGAGCATTTATACCTAAAATAGTGTTTACATCAGAGTCAGCAAACCCGGCATTTAATAAGTGGTTTTGTAGTAGGTTAGCTTTAGAAGGGCCCATTGACATCTCTTTAGGCATACAATGTAAGTAGAGAAACACGTCATCTTTAACTGTCCCTTTTGCTTTTAAATCTCTGGATCTAGTTAAATCGCACCACTCTCTATCTGCTGGCATTTTAAATCCCTGTTCATTTTCTTTATAGCCTTTAGCAAACATACTAAAAGCTCTAGCTGTGCCAGGAATAAACTTTCTAGGTTGGAATCTATTTATGTTACAAACTACAAACTTATCTTCCCAACCAAACTGTTTACGAAGACTTTTTATTTCCTCTTTAGGTAGCGGATAAAAAGTCTTTTTGTCTACACCATGATAAAGCTTCCACAGTTTTTTATCTGGAAGTTTAAAATTCTTAATTTGTTTTGTAACTTCAATAGCCCAGTCACTGTACTCTATTATAGCATCAGAATAAGTAAAAACGTCTCCCCAAGCAAAAGAAACAGGAGCCCCATCAATAGGAAAATACGATACAATTTTAGCGTTAGGAGCCCAGTCTGTTTTTATTTTTTTAATAACTTCTGAAACATGGAAAATGTCTTGGAAAAGAAATATAAGTTCAGGCTTTTCTTTTTTTATAATCCGCTCCATTTTTTTATATCCCAGCATATCATCCTTAGATATGGGGTATACAAAATATTTTGAAGTATCATACCGGGTCTCCCCATGGTAGTTAATGCCTAAGACACTAACATCATAATCCTCATGCATATCCTCCAGTAAATTTTTTGCAACATTTCCAAAGCCAGTAGGGACTAAAAAATCACACCAGCAAAACAGTTTTTTCTTATTACTCATTTATTTTTTTTATGGTTTTTTTTATATGTTTTTGTAAATTAAAATTTTTAGGCACTGAGGCACTTTTAATAAGGTTAGGCGCTGCCCATAAAGGCTGTAAGTTTGTATAATGAAAAGCAACCTTTTGGTGCTCTTCTTTATCTAAGGAGAATGCACTACAAGGGATAATGTGATCTACGTGCCAATCCCCATAATTTTTCCAGGACATGCCTGCTTCAAATTGCTTTTCTAGATATTCTTTTAGATAGGAAACTGAGCAACCTAACAAATAAACAGTTTTAGCCTCCTTTGTTTTCCCGTCAGCCTTTAAAGCTGTAGTAAGGCGGGAGCGCATTGTATTTTTTAATTTAAAAATGGGGTCTGAGGCCATTCTTTTATTATACCAAGTATTTCGCTTAGCTCTATATAAATCGCCTTTAATAGGGTCTCTTCTAATATCTTTATAACGCTTTCTATCCTTAGCCCTTATAACTTCTCGGTTAACCTCTCTATACTCCGCAGCTTTTAGAAGGGCCCTAGCTTTATTTTCTTCATAATACTTAGCTAAGTACGACTTTAGACAAGGGGCACATGCGGATTTGTGTCCATCTAATGCGTTTTTATTTTTTGAAAAGTCTGCTAAGCGAAGTATTTTATGGCACCTGGTACATTGTTTTGTGTTCATACTTTAATATAACCATAATTTGGCGGCATTTCAAGGGTCTAAAAAATTCTTAATGTAAAAAAATAAGGACTTTAAAGCGCCCAAATGGGCGCTTTATTGTTTATAAATATGTGGCTAATTCGCACAATTAAGAGTATTTTGTGTTGCACTTCGAGGGAAGGGAGGGGTCTCGTCGTGGCCTGGATTCAGAACCTTCTCGTTGTCGCTGTTGCAGCGGGCGTCCTGAGGCCTAGGAGAACCGGGTGATCGCGTCATCCTTTTGGAGGGGCGTCCTGTCTGGCATGCATCCAGAGCTGAGCTGTAGCTGGGGTGTCACCTGAGTCTCATCGGTTGTTGTCCGTTGGATCTTAGGGGCGGGCCATGCCCAGTATGTTGGCGGCGCTCTGATCATGAGCTTGTATTTCGTGACCGTTCGGGGACCCTTGGGCTCCACCTGGGGTGAATCGCGTCAACATGTTCCCGTGTGGTTCATGTGTCATGGCTGGCGTAACCTTAGGCCCTGGAACCGGAGGACGCCTCCGTTGTTGCTCGCGAGATTCCTGACGATAAAAGTGGCTCCGTTCATATCACGGTGTTTCGGCATGACGTTTTCCGAGCCCGATCCGGGCTCTTGTGCTGATAGTGATATGTGGTGACCTTTAGTCAGGAAGACTGTGAGTGACTCTAGTGGCGTCCTTTGTGGTCAGGACCGGTTGCGGTCGTTATGACACTACTCTTTGGTATTAATTCTTTAGAAACGGTACGTCTCTGGGTTTGCAAAATCTGCGAACCGTTTAGCCATCTACCAACGTATATTGTTATCTATACAATAAATTCCCTACTCTAGCCTATGAGGCTCTTGGGGATTTATGTCCACTTACTAGGGGAATGAATAAAAGTCCTGCAGAATCAGTAAATTTCGGCTCGGGGGGCACCTTCATTCGGAAGGTGCTCAAAATGAGAGCATAGAACTTTACTGTAGTGCGTGGAGGTTTATTCATTCTCGAAGAAGTTTGTTGTCTTGTTCTTTGGTAACACACTTACAAAGTCGTATCGACTTTGAATCCTTATTTTATAAGGAAAGGGTCTATAGATATTATTTAGAAAGTTTTCTCTTCTTGTAGTGAAAATTTTCTAAATAACGAGATTGCTTTTTTTAATTCTCTAAGACTTCGTCTTGTACGCTTCGCAGCCGTTTTAGTCCCAATAATCGTAAACCGTAAGTTTTGATTTTTTGCTTCTAAGAACAGCTCCTCCATGTACGTGAAAACTTCTTGCCCTGAGCTAAATTGCTTTTCTCGATTTGTTTTGGTAGTATCCTTCTTTATATTATGTTCCATTGTTTACCTTTAGTAACTGTACTTCTCCAACACTTGTTGCATGTCGAGCAGGATTTTTCGTGAGGTATCAGGCCGCTATCACAGGGACAGCTTTCTTTATATACTCTCGATTTTTCCATTTCTTTGTGTTTTTTTGATATGTTGAAGAAAATTGTGAAGTCTAAGCCTTTCTTTTTCCAGGATCCAAAGCTATCTGCTGTCCCTGTGTAGGCAAGGCCTATTTTGTCTAAGCCTTTTTGATTTTTAATATTTTTATAGTTGGCCATATTTTGGTCATCAAAGCTCAGTATTATTTTTGTTAGGTTTCTTAGGTTTTTTAAACGGTTAATATAAGGGAGCATGTGGGTCTGCGTTATATTTTTTGATATAATATAAAATTTAAAGTCAAGTAATTTTAGAAACTCTAGATGATGCTCTTTAAAATCACCGCTCCCATAAATTCTTACTGGGAGTTTGTCTAAGCGATGGTATGCTTTAGCTTTACTTCTTCTATATTTGCGATACTCTTTATTCAGAGCACTAGCAAACATTTTTGGGTTGTCAGTTGCCATAGTTTCATTACGTTCTATCTTAGGCTTATATGCCTTATATAATTTTTCCAAGTTGCCTACATAACAGTAGGCGCATATTTGGTCGCAGGTTGTAAACCTGTCAAAGTCTAAGGATAAAATCGTTTTTGAATTAGTGGTAAATATAGGAGGCGCTGACATAATAACACTCTACGTCCTTTTAGCAGGCCTAGCATCATACTTCTTATCCACCCCTTCCATATAATGCTCAAAGGTGATAGGCGATATGCTTGCAAGGCTTGAATTGCGTATTTTCTTGCTTATTGTGAGTGCGTCCATAATGTCTTCCGCTCGTACATACATCGTACGTCCACTACTTCTTTTTTTTCCAGTTTCCAGCACTATTTTGAAATGCTGCATAAAAGTCTCCGGTTATTTAGTTTTGCTAGGTTTTGGTGTAGTCATTGATTCAAGTTCTTCAGTTGCCATGATTTGGGCTATCTGTGATATAGCTATTATGGCGATTAAGCCTATGAGTTTTCCTAGCTGTTCCATGAAGTCTATGGTTGGTTTAATTTAATTTCTGTGTTGCAGTACATAAACAAAAATCGTTTACATTCGTTTAACAGAACTTTAATTTGTTTTTTTAGTCCACCAGGCGAGGTGGTTCCTAATTTTCGTGTTATTGTAACTTCTTTTTTTGTCCATGAGTATTCAAAATTTATCTTTTTTGATATCATTTGCTTCTCAAAAGAGGCGGGGAAAGTTTGTTTTAGTTGTAGGTTTGGCCTGCCGTTAGACATGTCAAGCAACAACTGCATAAACCCCGTTTTTAATGTATCTTTTTTATTTAGTAAGAGAGTCAGATTATTTACGTCACTAAATTCAGTGAATATAAATAGAGCTCCTTCTGTCTCAACCCAGCCGAAAGGCAGGTAGCAAGACGTTTCTTTTAGCCTATCAAACTTTTTACTTAGCAGAACTAAGTTTTTAGCGTCATTTTGCCAAGCTGTGTCAAAAACTGGTTTCCTCTTACTGGGTGTAAGCTTTTTATCCATTCGCAGTATCCTCTCATTTGCTGATATTCTTCTAGAGAAATTGTTTTTTGATCTCTATTGATGTTGTGTAATTTTGCTCTGAAGTTACGCCACTTCCATTTTGGAACGCTTAACTTCTTATTTACAACCACCCCTGTAATGCTCATGCGTTGGTTGGGTTTTCGTATCCGCGTCTTCTTAGGATTTACTTTCAGGTCTGCCATTTCTATAAATTCTGTGATAGGTTTTATATGTGTCCCCATTTTTTCACTTTTATCCGAGTGGCTAAAGGTGAGGTCATCAGCATATCTCGTGTAGAGAAGCCCATGGATTTCGCTGTATGTGCTTAAATTGTGATCTAGAGCTATACAGTATAAGTTTGCCAATGCCGGTGATGTGGGGGATCCTTGTGGAAGCTGTCCCTTATAAGTAACCAATTTTACAAAAACTTTCAAATCCTCTCTTGTAAAAGTAAAAGAGGGCTCTATTTTCTTATACCTATTAAATAGGGAAAACCCCAATTTATAAACGTTTGCCGTTTTAATAGAATTGAAGAAGTTCGATAGGTCCATGCAGAGTAAAGCGTCTCGCCCTAAGTGCCTTAATGCTCCGTCTGCAACGCCAATGCCCGACACAAAACCTACAGCTGCGTCATGAGCACTGAAGTTATATAAAAAGGAATATAAAATTCTACTTTGTATCTCCTTTAATTCGTCTAGGGGGGCGTCTAGCCAACGCTTCTTTCCACTTTTTTTGCTGATGGGGTACGATAAGTAGTTTTTCCCTTGGTCGGAAATTATGCCCATAGCCTCTTGTTTGCTTGTCTGTATGCATTCATAAAAATCCATAAAAACTCCTTTTTTTTAATTACAATCATACTACTAGGCCAGCTTCTCGGAAGGCGTCCGCTTCCGAGAGTTGCCGTGTTGTTGTTTCGTGTTGTCCCACACGAAGTATTTAGTATTATCTTAAGAAAAGCGAAGCGCCTTTCGTAGACTTTGTTTTTATAACGTAGTCGTATTAGTCTATAACTGTACTAAACAGTAATCTTTTAATATGATTGATTACGGTTATTTTAGGTACTATGCCAGACGAATCGTTCTGGGTACCGTATTATATAATACAGTGCGTACTACAGTTAGTTTTTTTGTTACACTACTGAAAAAATAATTTCAGCTACTTTGTCAGCGGAAGACTGTCTTATATCGTCTAACTTGCTAATCTTGTCCGAAAACTCGTTAATGGCGCAATCAGTATTATAATCCACATCAACCAGAACAGAGTGTACTATTACATTTTTTTGCTTCTTCCAGGAAATGAAATCATATAACCAACTTTTCCTGACTGCGGAGTTTCCATCCGTAATAAACACAATGTCCGCTTTTTTAAATTCTTTGTGGTCGTTTATTGTGTCTTTGGCGAGATCTAGCGGTGGCTCGAATTGGGTACCGCCGCTTGCGAAAAACTCCGCCATGTCTAAAACCTCTGATACATTATAGGCATCAGATTTTAGAAAGTTGTTGGTGTGAAGCATGTGCTTGGGTGAGGCATCGAAGTGAATAACGTGCAAGCTTCTGTTTTCAGCTCTAGCTATTTCTAGCAAACCCATGGCTACTCCTTTAGCCCATATTTCAGGCTCTCCGTGCATACTTCCACTACTATCAATACACACTACAATGGGACCTTTTGCCTTTTTTTCCTTACCAGCATACTTATATTGTAATAAGTTACTTTCCACATAATTCTTTTTGAACGATGTTTTTAGCAGAGGGTGCGACAGCTTTGACATCTCAGTCGGAATCAGCTTTCCTATGTCCTTCCCAAGTTCTATATCATAAATGCTATTTACACCTTTTGATATTTTGTTCTTGAAAGTACTAAGGGCTAAAGACTTATAGCGGCCCATTAAAGCAGCTATTTCCTTTAACTTTTTGGAAGTATTCAGGGTTTCCAATAATTTTAGTTTTTCTTGATACCCGCTTTTTTGATAGTTAGGGTCCTGCTCTAGCCCCCAGTTAGCTATCATCTCTGAAGTTTCCTGGGTTTTGGAAATTGCCTTATCTAGCATCCTGTTTATCTGTCGTTTTTCTTTCTTCTCTACGACATTTAAAGTGTTTAGAGTATCCTCGAGGTGTTTTTGAGCGTCCTCTAAACTTATCTGTTCTTGGGATTTTCCTTCCCCAGTCCCGTTGTTCTCCTTTTCTGCATCACCTCCTGCAGCTTGTTCCTTGTCGGCAGCATTCTCTGCGGCACTCTCTAGGTTTTTAAGCGCTTCATCGAACTTGTCCTTAAGGTCTTTAACCAAATCCTTAACCTGTTCCCCAACTACTTCGGTACCCACGGCAGCATTTAGCTTGTCAAGCCTAGTCATTCCTCTTAGTTCCTTATATTGAGGGCTGTCCATAACGGCATCCATCACCTGGCTATTTAAACTATATTCGTAAGCTATATCTTTGTCGTCGAATTTTTCGGGACTATACTTATATAAGCTATCGAAAACGTCTTGGTGGAGATGCTCGAACTGTGGGTACATATCTGTGCCGGACATGTAAGTGGCGGCTATTTTTGGATTTTTTAGTAGAAGCTCTTTGAAAGCGTGTATGTCGAAATTGTCATACTTCACGCTATACTTCTCGGATTTTATTCGTTTTAGAATACTTTTTGCTTTTTCTGACAATGTTTTCATATTACTCCTTTAAGTAAAGCTCACGCCGCAAGCTTCGTTATATACTTCTGTAAGATACTGGTCTATTTTTGATTCTAAAGCTCTTACTTCTTTAGTATCTCGACCCTTTTCTTTTATGCTCAAATAATAAGAATTCATCTTTTTCTTCGCATCTTTTAATTTTACAGCTACCTCTACACCTTTTTTAAGGCGGTTAGCATCGTTATTTTCTATACTCATTACAGAGTCATATAAATCTTGAGCGTCGTCGAATAATTCCATAATTTTATTCTTTTCAGGATTTATCAGATCTAGTATAGCTGAGTAAACATACTTAGCTTCGTCAGGATCTGACCACATTACGTGCTGTAAAATGTCTAAGTCACCTTCTAAGACGGTATCTCTTTTTTGGTAGTAAGCTTCTGCTTTCAATAAGTTGATACAGCCCTTATAAGATCTATCTGAAACTTTGATACCTTTGTCATTTAGACTAGTCTTTAGGTTAGCAATTATTTCTATTATGTCTTTAGAAACTGTCACTTTTTTCACAGCTTTTCTTATAGAGAGGATGTCCTCTAAGCTGATCAATGGAGCATTTTTTATGGGCTCACTTTGCATCATTTTAACGAAGTTAGAAGACTCTTTGATTGGTTTAACCATGTACTTTAAGGTAAATCTGTCTAACATCGCTTCCAAGCCATCCCCTTCTTCGGGTAACTCATTAGAAGCCCCCACGAGGGTTAATAAGGGTATATTCACTGGTTTGCCGTCGTTAAAGAAAATCCGTTCATTCAGAATGGTTAGCAGGAAGTTTAAGACCCCTGAATTGCCTTTCCAAGTTTCGTCAATAAAGGCTATATCGGCCTCCGGTAACTTACCTGTGGTATTTCTTAAAAACTTGTCTGACTCTAAACCCTTTAGAGAGTATGGGCCTGCCAATTCCTCTGGCGTTGAGTATGCCGTTAAAAGCCAGCTGAAGTAGTTGCTTTTATCTATCAATTTTGCCCAGCTATTCACTAAGAGGGACTTTCCTACCCCTGGAGGGCCTAAGTATAATATATTGTTACCTGAAATAACTCCGAGAGTTAATCCATGTATCTCATCTGCCCTCTCTACGAAGTAGCTATTGAGTGTTTTTTCTATTTTTTGAAGTTTATCATGCATTATGCTGTTTCCTGTTTAAATAAATTTAGTTGTCGTTTTTTTTGTTCAATCTCTTCTCGCTCTACAATAAAGGCTTTTGCCCCTTCTCGCTCCGTCACATTTAAAAGTTTTTGGATATCTTTTATGCTGTCGAAACTTCTTGGTTTTATGATAGCTTCATAAGAAGAGAGCTCAAGATCCGCTGGTATTACTTCGCAGTGTATATGAATGAGCAAACCTAGCCCATTTAAGCAAAGGCTTAACTTAACTGCTTCTAACGCAGATGAGTTTATAAAACAGTAAAAGTTAGTCTTTTGTGTCTTCAGTAGAGCTTTGTACCTTCTCTGTAGTAGGCTTTGCATCTGTTGTGCGAACGTCTCCATCCTTGTCCTCGCTTTCTTCTCCGGGAACTAGCGCGTCCAGAGCTAAATCTGTTATGTTGTCTATTAAACGTTTAATGTGTATTTTTAAATCTTTGTTATTCATACATTTCTCCACTATTTTAAGTTAAGAAAAAGAGACTAAGCCCTTTTTCTATAGTATACTAACTATGATTTAGGTAAATCATATATTTCCGTATTTGATATCTCTACATCTTCTGTAGAGGTTATGTCTTCCATATTCATAATTGTTTTGACTTCCCTTATATTTAGGGTTATATTTAAATATTCTAAAATATTTTAATTTGAGGTAAATTATAAGCCTCATTGTTCTTATACCAAAAAAACACCAATTATGGAAAATCTATTAAACCACGAATTACAAAATAAGCGTATTCAAAAATCTATTATAAAGTCTATAAACAGTTATTTTCCTGTAGAGGCCGGCAACAAGCGCTTAGACATCAGTGACTTATCAATAAAAGATTCTTTAGACAGTAATGACTTTCCAGCACAAAAAGAAAGTAAATTAAGCAGACAAAGCTGGCAAGTTCCGATTTACGCTTCCCTTACTTTAACAGATCTTTTAACACAAAAAGTTATTAGTAAAAAAACGAATATAAAGATAGGGGACGTCCCTAAGCTAACAAACAGATTTACTACCATTGTTGATGGAAATGAATATCAAACAGTAAATCAGCTTAGACGTAAACCTGGGGTTTATTCAAGAATTAAAAAGAATGGGGAACTTGAAAGCGAGTTTAATCTCGCTAAGGGTGTGAACTTTAAAATGCAGCTTGATCCAGTTAAAGAAGTTTTTTATATTGTGCTGGCCAACAGACGTTATAGACTGTGAACTTTATTACAAACACTAGGAATGTCTGATGCGGATATGGAGCGTTTTTGGGGAAGCGAACTTTTGCTTAAAAATAAAAAAGGCGCCCTAAACACAGAAGAATCAGAGATGACTGCTATTTATAGTAAGCTTTATAGAAAGCCTGCTAAAGATTATGATTCTGTGGTGAAGGGGCTACGTAATTACTTTACAGAAGAAGGTACTAAATTAGATGAAGGCACCACTAAACTTACCCTGGGAAAGTCCTTTAAAGCTGTTACAGGGGAAACCTTAATTGCAGCCTCAAATAAGTTACTAAATATTCATAAAGGCAAGGAGGCTGCAGACGATCGGGATAGTTTAGTATATAAGAATATGCATACGGTGGATGATCTTGTGATTGACCATTTTCATAGAAATGCCGAAGTCATAGTAGAAAAAATTAAAAGATCTATGGGGCTTAGAGACACAGTTCGCGCTGTAATTCCTGCAAGCACCTTTACTAAGCCTGTAAAAGATTTCTTTACTTCAGGTGACCTGTCAGCAACACCTGCCCAAACGAATCCAGCAGTTATTGTGTCTGACTGGAGAAAAACGTCTCCTATGGGAACAGGGGGAATACAAAGCAGGCACGCCATTACTATGGAAACTCGAGACGTGCAGCCTACGCATCTAAGCTTTTTAGACCCACTAGCTACTCCTGAATCAGGCAGAGTAGGCGTAACGGTAGGGTTATCTTCTGAGGTACAAAAACAAAATGGGGAAATGAAAACTCCTGTTGTTAATCCAAAAACTAACAAGATGGTATTTGTTACTCCTTTAGAGTTTTTTGAAGCAAGGGTAGGATTCCCTGACCAGTATTCTTATAAAAATTCTAAGGTGGTACCTAGATATAAAATAGTGAATGCCCAATATAAAGGGAAGCTGGTTAGGATAAAAGCCTCCCAAGTCGATTACTATATAAGATCACCCAAGTCTATGTTTTCTTTTGCATCAAATATGGTGCCTTTTATGCAGACAGTTCAGGGAAACAGGGCATCTACGGCCGGTCGAATGATAGGACAAGCCTTGGGCTTGGATAATAAGGAAGCCCCCCTCGTGCAAACTTTAAGAGACTCCGGCGCCGGTACAGGAAAAGAAACTTATGAAAAACTAATAGGTAATTTTTTAAACCCAATACTCGGGAAAGATTCTAAGGGAAAGACGCAAAAAGGGATAGTTGAAAAGATTACAAAAGACTATATTTATATTAAAACGTCTGACGGGCGGCAAGTAAAGCGGGGCCTATATAACAATTTTCCCCTAAATCAGGATGGCTTTTTACACTCCAACCCTTTAGTTAAAGTAGGTGACTCTATAAAGTCAGACACAATATTAGCAGACAATAATTATGCAGACAAGGACACCTTAGCTCTGGGTAAAAACCTTTCAGTGGCCTACATGGCTTACAAAGGTTTTAATTTTGAGGACGGTGCCGTTATAACAGAAAGTGCTGCTAAAAAGCTATCGCATACAATGTTACACAGACTGAATGTTTTTTATAGCCCAAAAACATCTTTATTTGACGTAAGTAAATTTCAAGCATGGTTTCCGGATGACATAACAAATAGTAGTATTTTGGATGCCACCGGCGTTGTTAAAAAAGGGGCCACCGTCAATCCGGGCGACACTGTCGTTGCTTTTTTAATAGAAAAAGAAATGGATGACCGAGAAAAAGCTTTAAAAAAATTAGATAAGTTTACATTTACCCCTTACACAAAAAAAACGTTGGTATGGGAAGAAGACGAGCCAGGAATTGTTAGCGAGGTTAGGAGGGTTGGCAGAAATATTGACGTATACATCAAAAGTACCCATCCTTTTACAGAAGGTGATAAGCTATCAGGGCGGTATGGCAATAAATACATCGTAACTAAAATTATTGACGATGCGGATTCGCCTCATAGAGAAAACGGGGAGCCTGTTGAAATACTATTAAATCCTCATGGTGTTCCCGCACGAATGAATGTGGGACAAATTTTAGAAACAGCTGCGGCTAAAATAGCTAAAAAAACAGGGAAACCTTACATTGTTAATAACTTTGAAAACCCTGACGCAGACATGGTCACTAATATGAGCAAGGAGTTAAAGAAGCATGGGTTAAAAACTACTGAGATACTGACCGACGGAAAAACGGGTCAATCTTTTGAAACCCCTATATATACAGGTGGGCAGTACTTTATGAAACTGCGCCATATTGTTAAGAAAAAGGAAGGAAAACACGCGTTCGGTACTTATGATATTGATGAGCAGCCTACAGGAAAGGGGTCCCAAAGAATTGGAGTATTAGACACATACTCTTACCTAGCACACGGTGCAAAAGCAAACTTAAGAGAAATGACTTCTATAAAAAGTAGGCAGAATGAGGAGTATTGACGTAATTTACAGTTAGGGTTACCTCCTGTAAAACCTCAACGAAACTTTATATTTAATAAAATTACTTCTTATCTTAATGCTGCGGGGATTAATACTGTAAAGAAGGGAAATGAGTTAAGAGTGATGCCTCTAACAGATAAGGACGTAAGGAATATGTCTAATGGGGACTTAAAAGATCCGGGAGCCATGCTTATTGGAAAAAACCTAGGTTCTAGAAAAGGCGGTCTTTTTGATCCAGAAATTACTGGAGGCATTAAAGGGACCCAATGATCGCATATCAAGCTCACTGCACGTATACCTAATCCTATGTATGAAGACGCAATTATGAAAGCTTTAGAGCTTACACAAAATAAGTTTGAAGCTATTATGAAAGGTAAAGAAACTCTTGGTAATAAAACAGGCCCAGCCGCAATTGTAAACGCTTTAAGCAATTTAAATGTTAAGGAAGAAATTAAAAAGGCTAAAAAAGCATTAAAGAGTGCTCCAGAAACAACCGTTAATAAGTTAAATAAGCGATTACGTAATTTGGTGGCATTAAAAGATTTAAAAATAGGTGCTAAGGAGGCATACACAATGCAGAATGTTCCTGTACTCCCTCCTTCTTTTAGACCTGTGTACCCCCTTCCTAGCGGAGATCTCATGGTCAGTGATCTAAACAAACATTATAGGGATATTGGGTTAATTAATTCCTCTTTAAAAAAGGTGTGGTCTTCATTAGAGGATGAAGACAGGCTATCCTCTACGAACGACTTATACACTTCCGTTAAAGCAATGCAAGGCTTTATAGATCCAGTAACCTATGGTAAGGAAAAATATCAGGGGATATTAAAAGAGCTGGGCAAAACTAAAACTGGCCTACTTTTTGAAAAGGGGTGGTCTAAACGACAAGACTTAAGCGCCAGAAGCACTATTACGGTTGCACCTAGTTTAGGGCTGGATGAGGTAGGACTCCCTAAAAAAATGGCTTTCACAGTTTATAAGCCTTTTATTGTCAGGAGTTTAAAGGAAAGCGGCTTTAAAGCTAGAGAGGCTTTAAAACATGTAGAGGACCAAACAGACATTGCTTTGAATGCTCTACAAGGTGTATTGAAAAAAAGACCTTTGCTATTAAATAGAGCTCCGTCTTTGCATAAGCACTCTGTGCAAGCTTTTGACCCTACTCTTAGTTCTGGAAAATCAATACAGCTTAATCCCCTAATTGTGGGTGGATTTAATGCAGACTTTGATGGTGATACAATGTCAATTAATGTGCCAGTAGGTAAAGAGGCTGTAGAAGAGGCGAAAGGAATGCTGCCTAGTAAAATACTTTTTAAAGCTGGCGATAGCTCTCTAATACCACAGATAGCTCATGAATATTTATTTGGTCTTTTTATGCTATCTGAAATTAATGGAAAGAGTGACTTGAGTTTTAACTCAATAAGCTCTGCTAAGAAAGCAGGCATTCCATGGACTACAGAATTTAAATTAAAAGGAGATACAGTAACTTTAGGGCAATATTATATTAACGCTGAACTACCTGCGGCTTTAAAAGACTATACCCGAAAATTAGATAAGAAGGCTGTAAAGAAGCTTTTAACAGTTTTAGCTAAAGACCACCCTTCTTATTTTACAGAGGTTATTAATAGCTGAAAAACTTTAGGAGCACACTATGCCTATTTAAGAGGCAACACTATCTCATTAGATGACTTTGCTATAGATAGGTCTTATAAAAATAGAATTTTAAATAAAGTGATGCCTATTATTGATAAGATGAAGGGAAGGTCAAAAATCGAAGCTTTAAATAAAATGACAGTCTCTGTACAAAAAGCACAGGATAAAGCCATGAAGGGTAGAAATAATAATATATATGATATGCTTAGATCGGGGTCTTTTACAAAACCTGATTCTGTGAGGCAAATTTTGTCCTTTCCAGGCGTAGTCTCGGACGTAAAAGGGCAGCCTATTGAGCACCCCATACTTAAATCATATGGGGAAGGACTAGACACTGCTTCATACTTTAATTCAATGTACGGTGTGCGTAAAGGCCAGGTAGATAGGTCTGTTAATACTCAAGAGTCTGGTGCCTTAAATAAAGCCCTTCTAAATGTTACACGACGTTTGTTGGTTACAGAGGAAGACTGTGGTACTTTAAAAGGCTTAATATTCGGGGTTACTAATAAGAATATATATGACCGTTTTTTATTAAAAACGGTGGCTGGTGTAGGGAGACGAAATGAAATTGTTGGGGGAGAGCTTATTATAAGGGCTAAAAAGAAGAAAATCAAAGAATTGGAAGTAAGAAGCCCTTTGACCTGTGAAGCAGATCAAGGTGTATGTCAAAGCTGTTATGGGCTGCTGCCTAACGGAAGTCCAGCACCAGTCGGAACAAATGTAGGGGTTTTAGAATCCCAAGCCATTACTGAAAGAGCTACGCAACTTACAATGCAAACTTTCCACTCAGGCGGAACTGCCTTAGGAGGTGGTGGTATTGTTGCAGGGTTTCCTCGGTTAGAGCAGATTTTAAAAGTGCCTGAAAAGCTCGGAGGAAAAGCTACTTTATCGGATGTAAAGGGTAAAGTTAAGAAAATCAAGAAGAATTTGACAGGAGGATATGAGGTATTTATAGAGGGGTATGGTGCTAAGAATGATAAGAGTTTTGTAGTTCCCGCTGGACGCCAAATTATACTTAAAGTAGGTGATTCGGTAGATAGGGGAGATCCTATATCAAGCGGCGTTATTAAACCGCAAGAGCTCGGAGCACTAAAAACACATTTAGATGCTCAAAAGTATATGGTGCGTGAAGCTTCCTCTGTATACTCCGGAGACTTTTATGATAAAACGTTTGAAACTGTTATAAGAGGCATTAGTGATAATGCCGAGGTTACAGACGCTCCCGAGGGCTCAAATGTACTACGGGGAGATAAAATGCCTGCTAGCTCTTTGAGAAAATTAAATAAAGAAAGGCGAAAGCTAAAATTACCTAAAATTAAATTTAAAGAGTATTTTAAATCTATAGATACTTTAAATACAGATGCTAGAGATTGGCTGACTAGAATTACAAGTAACAGGGTGAAGGCCGGGCTCATTACAGCAGCCTCTCAAGGACAATACTCTAACTTTAAGGGAAAAGACCCTATTCCCGCATACTTATATGGGGACGACTTTGGTAAAAAATCCGACCCGTCTAAGGGACACTTTTATTAACCACCTCTTAATATGTTTAATGACATAGATGTTGATGCTTATAGCGAGCAATTTAGCAAAGAAGGTTTTGTTTCAATACCAGACATTTTAAATAAAGATACTAGTATTAGGCTTTTAAGAAGTTTTTCAGAGATACCGTGAAATAGTAAATTTATTAGTTTGTTTGGCGAAGACCATGTGCCCTCTACCATGGTAGAACGCATACCTGAAGGGTGTATTATAGAAAAAGCTGAAAAAGATTTTTCTTTCTACTTTGATTTTTTTGAGCCTGAAAAAGGATTAGGGCTATACGAGGTTACGGATATTTTAAATAACTTTAAACAGAGCGATTTTATGTTAAAAACTGTACAGCAAATTACAGGAGATACCCACCTTAAAAACTGCTATGCTGCTTTAACACGCTACACACCCAACAGCTTCTTAAAAATACACGACGATAACTTTAGTGGGGATTATGGAGAACGTAAACTGGCCTTCGTTTTACACCTTACACCAGAATGACGGGCCGACTGGGGCGGATTTACTTTATTTGTAGATAAAGACGATTACTGTAAAATTAATAGGACCGTGGTACCTTCTTTTAATACTTTGCACTTATTCAAAGTGGATCAAAATAGCACTCACTGTGTTACTCCCGTAGCCCCCTTTGCTAAAAATAGATATAGCCTATCAGGCTTTTTACATGTTTAACATATGCCTTACTTTGTAAGAACAGAACAACTAGCCATTTGCTGGCGTCAACACGAGTTTAATGTTGAAGCCTTAGATGGACGCATAGAGAAAGTGGGAGATGACTTGCCTTGTTATGTAGTCGCCCACCATCCTAACAAAAACTGATCTTATAATGTAGGCATAATAAAAAGAACCACCCCTATATTAGGATATAATGAAGTAGAGAAGCTAGGCAGAAAAAAAGAAGGACATCCTTCTTTATATTATGAACTAGTTCCTGCTGAGCATTATGAAGCTTATATAGAGAAGGGTGGTTTTTCTAATGAGCTTAACGTAGAGCAGGCGACTGTTCCTAAAGCGACAGTCATTAAAAGCAGCCCAAAACCTGTTAAAATGGAATTACCTAAGCTCCCGGAGCCGGCATCACCAACAGAGGGTGCTGAGCTTCCTACTAAAACAACCCCCTTACTTCCTGAAGAGTGGACTGACTCTCCTAAGCTCGTAGACGGGTCACAAAAACCTATATATACGTACAGAGCCCCTTCCAGAAAGTAAGAAGTACCGGAGGAATATAATGCCCAAAAGCGTGGAATATCTAAATGATTGCTCACAGCCCTGTAATAATGTAAGACAAGTGATATCACAGATGCGTCGTTGTAAGTGAGACATTACCTTTAAAACTCCTAACCAAGAAAAGTTTTACGATGCTATGCAAGATCACGATGTATCTTTTTGTGTAGGACCAGCAGGTACAGGAAAATCCTATATATCAGTACATTTCGCATTAAAACAGCTTGTTAATAAAAAAAATGGTATAGACGGCATAATACTGTGTAGGCCTATGACTTATCTGGATAATGAATCTATAGGGTTTTTACCTGGAAATGTTGAAGAAAAAATAGATCCTTTTATGTGGTCCTACTGAGGGATTATTGAAAAAATCCTAGGAAAAGCTAGAATGGAGGCTTTAGTCAATACTGACTTAATTAAAGTAGTCCCTGTAGCTTTTTTAAGGGGTCTAACTTTAGACAACAAAATTATTTTATATGATGAGGCCCAAAACTCAACCGCTACTGCTATGAAGTCTTTGCTTACTAGACTAGGAGAAAGTTCCAAGATGGTCATCATGGGGGACTTGGATCAAACAGACAGAAAAAGTGCCAATGGTCTAGAAGATGCCATTAAAAGGCTATGGGATTTAAAAGAGGTAGGATATGCAGGATTCACTAAACAGGATATTGTACGAAATGGCCTTATTAAAAAGATCTTGAAAGAATATGAAAGGGAGCCCTGCTTACAGGGTATTCCTAAATTTTAACGTAAAAAAAGGGAGGGGGTATAGCCCCCTCCTAATTTATTTAATAGCTAACACATAGTCGGCTAATGTCTCTGCTTCGATTTGAGGCGGAGATTCCTGTGGTGCTTTATCACTGCCCCAACAAGACATAAAGCCCGAGGGGTGATGGAACCACTCAGGAAGTAACTCTTTTAAGTGCTTACCCAGGTCTACCTTCGACCCAGGACGTGTCCTTACTCCTAAAGTATTGATTGATGTCCTTTCGAAAATCAAAAATTTTGCTCCTCTATGGTAGAGGACACCGCTAGTGAACGGCTCTTTTGCATTCTTTATGTAAGCAATATGGGGGGCAAACCAGTGCGCTCTATCCGCGTCTTTTATTGCCCTTTCTCTTGATAATTCCTTTTCTAATAGACCTTCTATAATTATAGCCCAATGCTCAAGTATTTTAAAGTCGTCTTTTTTAAATTTAAACTTTAAGGCGCTAAATGCTTGAAGTATAGTAGGAAAGTCAGAAGGAATTTTATATCCAGCATCCTTATAAAAAGAGCTCCAGTTCCCTACAGCTTCTAAAGAGTCTAAAAAGTCTGCTAAAGGCTGAAAAGCTTTATAATATACTCCCTTATCAATCATATTCTCTAAGATGAGTGTGAAAGCTGATCCTAGCTTATTCTCATTATTTATGAGCAAATCTTTACCTTTTATTCCATGACCTCCTGCAAAAATATCGATTGCCAGGTCTCCGGGCTTTAGCCCGTCTGGTCCAGGCTCCCATGAGGAGGGGACTAACTTTATGTTCTCTAAACTTATTTCTTTATTATGCAGCATCATTAGCGCTATGGATGATGCATTATCGAGATCCACATTTACATGTGTATAAACTGTTTTCATTTATTTCTTCCTTCTAAGTATGCTTGAGGCTATGGGGGTCATACGCATCACGTGCCTATCAAACTTTAGTATAAACTTCGAGACTACATCATCCCTTTGTTTGTCTGTGAGTGGTGTATCTTTTAAACTTGCATAAAGGATGTTTTTTATTTTTGATTCAAAAGCTCCTATCTCTGCATCAAAAAAGCTGTCATCAGGTATTAACTTTACTTTAGCATCTTCTAACAACTTTTTTGCCACTTTTAGCTGTTCGTCTAAGGTACCCATTTATACTACAGACCTATGAAAGAAGAGGGAGTCTTTTCTATCTTTCCAGCTGCTTTTAACAGCTTTCCAAGACATTGCATGAGCAAATTTCCATCCTTCCTTTCCTAACTTTTCTAGAATGCCAAACTCAAAAGATTTGTCTAGTACAACCTCTTTCCATTCCCATTTACACTTCTGAAGTTCCTCTTTTAAAAAGTCTTTTACCTCTTTAGAGGACCCTTTAGTTCCATTCAAAATGCGCACTTCCTTGATGGTGGGCACTTCCACAGGCACCTCAATAATCTTATCTGAATATACTGTTCTGGTAGGCATCTTAGCTTGTCCTGCTTGAGTAGCATCAATAATTACAGCTCTAGTCTCTGTACGAGCATACTTTTTACTGTTAGCTTTTTTGCGGGTTTTTCTAAGAAGTTTTTTTTGATTCTTTTTTTGTTCTTCGTCTTTTTCCATAAGTTTTAGATATCCGGCTGCTTTGGAAATACGAGTTTTAGTAGGCGTTTTTGCCAAGATGTCCTCTAAACTCATACCCTTCTTTTTCTGATCAACAGTCATTCCGGCGTCTATCTCCTCTCTTGATCTACGTACTCTCATAGTACCTCCTTACTTACTTCCTTGTATTTTTAAAATATGTGAAAATATATCGCTAATCGGCAAATCCGGGGCCATTGTTTGTTTTAAATCATCGCTTGCGTCTAGAAGATTTTTCATCGCTTTGTCCGTTTCTTTAATTGCTTCTTCTACTTCCTTAAGCATCTTCTTCAGATTTTTGTCCTCTAATAAGTGCATGTATTTCCTCCAGTTCTTTTGCTAAGTGTGCGTCTGCATGCGCTAGCCTATCTATTTCTAACAGGCTTTTTTCAGCGTTCTTGCATGTTGTTATTATTTCATGTAAAAGACCAAAAACATCTCTAACATCGGCGGTCGGGTTCTTGCTCATATAAGATGTCATTGCCGTGCCATAGTCTTTGATAAAGGCGTAGTATGGATGGTTTTCCACACTATCTCCTAAAAATCCTTTTGAAAAATCGTCTATATTCATTGTTACTCCAAAATGCTATCTACAATGCCGTGCTCTACTGCTTGCTCGGCTTCTAGATATAAGTTTACTCTTGCATTACTTTCCCAGTATTCAGCTGTTTTTGTGCAGCACTTCTCTAATAAGTCATACATTTTAATTTGTAATTTTTTAATGTGAGCCGCTTCCGTTACAATATCCCTACTTGTCCCCGATAATAGGGTAGAAAGCTCATGTACCATTATTATGGAGTTTCGGGTGATTGCTCTTGTGCCTGTTCCTGCAGCTAATATAAAGGCAGCTGCTGACATTATAGGGCCCCTGCCTAGGGTATTGATTTTTACGGGTGCTGCTTGAAGTACGTCTATCGCCGCAAACATTCCGTAAACGTCACCGCCGTAAGAAGTGACCTCTAAAGTAATAGGATCGTCTTCCCTCTTAGGGTCTAGTGTCCTAATAACGTTGATACGGGATTTTATAAATCCCGCCGTATATATGTCAATTTCGTCTTCTAGATAAATGATCCTATTATCTAGATCGACCGCGTAATCTATCTGTGCCAGTGCGTTTGTAGGGGATGCTTTGTTAGAACCAAGTAAGCTTCCCAAATCTCGTGTATTTTGTGTATCGGGCATATCCTGCTCCTTTTCTAAGTTATTTTATTTAAGATTGTTTCTGTGTTCTTTAATATTTTCTGTAAAGCTTTTAAATTATGCGCCATCACTTCATAAGTAATCATACTTAAGGGGTCTTCGTCTACAGTAAATAAGTCTACTAGAGAGTATCGGTTCCCTTTAGAGTCATCTATTACCATGAGAGCGCCTTCACCGTCTTTTAAAGGTTTAATTCCCCGAGATTCAATAAACTTATGTAATTTATGTAAATCTTTATCCGTACTGGGCGTAGAATAAGAATATAAGGTTTGTGAGGATGCCGGCGTTGACGGATCCCAGGCTAGTGTCGCAGTGCTTGTTGTTACATTGTATTCTAAGCTTGAGGTGTCTGTGTGTACTTTATCTGAGTTTTTCATTTAAAAAAAGTGGTTTTGGTTTTTTATGCTTCTTTTCTAAAGATAGTATATAAAGGTCCCAGTCTTTAACTGGATCAGCGGGGTTAGTTTGAACATGCTGATGGGCCTTTCGTCTAGGTTTAATTAATTTTGTATTATAAAAAAAGTGCCTAGAAAGCCGTTTATTGCTCACAATCTTAGTAACATTGCTGGCTTTTTTAATTGCTTTTTCTTTACTTACTTTATATGCATTTTCTTCGTTTCTTGTCAAAAGTACAGAAAACGCTATAACTATTAAGAGTGGTTTCATGCTACCCTTTCCTTTAATATAAGTTTAAATTACTCTGAGGGCAAGTCTTCAAACTCGCCCTCTTCTATAAGCTCTAGAACTACTACAGAATTTTTGCCCCTCACTATGAGAGGTTCAGGCCTATTGGAGGCAGTCCACACTTTTTTTAAGTGTGCTGTATCTAAAGTAGGCGTATCTGGATATTCTTTCAGGACTTTATATGCCTTATCTTGGAATTTGAAAATACGCATTTTTCCACCTCCCTGCCATATATAACATAAGCTCTGTAGAAGGCTTTTTACTTGATCTTTTACTTAACACTCTTAAATACTTTAAAGTCCAAATCCTGTCTAAAAAAGTTTTCTTACTGAATCTGGTATTGAAGTATTTTAAGTCGCTTTCCATGCAGTCTACCACCTCCACTTTATACCCGCAATCTCCTGCCTTTTGTATAGAGTCTTCGTATAACAAAGGGTCTTCGTTTGGGGCGTCTACAATAATTAAGGGGGTGCTTCTGTCTATCTCTTTACTTACTCTTTTATAAAACGTTGAATATGCGCTAAGCAGTCTTGTTTTATTCTTTGGGTAAGTGAAAGTCATAATTTTCGCACTGGTAGACCCCTGTTCAACCAGCCCTTCTGCTACTGTTGTTTTTCCGGTTCCCGGAAGCCCTTTTAAAATTATAAATTTAGCCATGTTAACTCCTATTTTATGTTAAGTATTTAGTTTCTATTACTTCTTTCTTATACCTATTTTGAAGGTAAAAAAAAGGGAGCAAGGCTCCCTTTTTAAATTACTACCAAAATTAAAAGACGCGGAGATTGCCGCCTCTGAAACCTCTGTTGTTGCCGGGGGTCCATCCTGATCGCGGCCCCGTTGCGAAGTATCCCTTAGTGGAATAATATTTCCAAGGATGTGACTTAACCGTCCCTGTTTTCCCGACTGTCGATACTACTAACTTTTTCGACGTGAGTATATTCATCACTCGTTTTTGGTTTACTTTGGTTAACTTTCCCAAGCCTGTTTGTGAAAGTAGTACACATACCCACTTTCCTCTAACGATAACTTCGATCGCGCGCAGAGCTTTGTAATTGTTAAAATGTTCTTTGATTTGTCCTGCCAATAAGGCAAGACTAGCGGCTGTTTCAGCACTGCCCTTTGTGCCATTTGTAATAGCATTTGGGCGTATGAAAGTCGCTTTTCCTATAGTCAACGTTTTCATTGTTTTTGTTTTCCTATTTTATACTGTTTTCCCGATAATAAGCTTACAAGTAGGCCTATGCCAGCGGCTTGAAAAAATGACACCCGAGTAAAGCTGCTAACATCAGGTATTACAAAATTCCAAAGCCACATAATTAGGAGTGACCTAATTAAGAAGGCGCCTAAAAAGATGCCTATCGGTAGTAGAGTTTTTACTGCTTTTATTGTTTTCATATTTTCTTTTTCTTTGTTAATCTCAATCCCAAGTCATCTAAATAACCTGCTTTCTCCATTATCTCTGGAAGAAGTTTTTTTAAAAATTCCCAGCGCTCAGTGTGCTCGTTTAACTCTTGAACTATCTGATTAATACGGGGAATTATAATGTCCGCCTTCTTCTCGCTTGATCTTATTTTCTTTATCATTTTTTCTCTTTTCTTCCCTCCGTAAATAGTCACCGACACCTGTGGCAGTCGGGGCATTAGAGGTTTCTACTACCTTGGGGTAGTATTTAAGTTTCTCGTTTTTCTTCACACAGCGAGAGATAAACAATGCCTCCTCTTTTGAAGGGTAAATCCCTTTCAAAACACAACATGTGCCGTATTGGCTTTGTTCGTAATTGATTACTGCGTAGTTTATTTTACTCATAAGAGTCCTTTATTTATTTTAAAAAAATATCCATCAGTATTCTTATACCATAAAAATATATTTTTTGGCTTTCTGTACGGCAAAGCTAAACCCTATGGTACGCTGCATGGTTATATGTTGGGTGAGTCCTATGTTTTCTAATATAGTCGAGGTGGGTAAATCTTTTAATTCTAAGGGAGTTAATGTCTTTAAATAGAGGTGGAGTACATATAGCATTCCTTTTACAAACTGAGATTCCGAATCTATGTGTGTGTGTACTTTGTTGTTTTGTATGAAGGTGTGTAGGTAAGACACAGAGGCACACCCTTGGATTAGGGTGTGCTCGTCTCTGTGTTCGGGGGGATATACTGGGGCCGCCTTGGACAGCTCCAATAAGTATAAAAGTTTATGTTTGCCTTGTAAACTGGCTAACATTTTAATGTGTTCATTTAGTGTGTCTTTGTTTTTCATCATATTGCTGGAGCAGAAGGAATCGAACCCCCATGGACTTGTTAAATCCGCTACCTAAACAGGGTAGTGCGTCTGCCAAATTCCGCCATACTCCAATTTAATCCTATTCTAATGTGTTTCTAACCATTCTTTTTCTTCTTTCATACCTTGAACTGACCAACCATCCCAATATCTTTCGTGAGATAACTCTGTATTTAAATATTCAAGTCTTTTTTCGGCTTGTTTTCTTGACGCTGGTTTTTCTTTATTCATTCTATTTCCTATCCATTTTTCTAAATCCATAGTAGGCTTCCAATCAAAACATTCCATCATCTGGCTACTATCGAGTAATGTTTCTTTGGGTTCTACTCTTGGTGGGATATTTGTTGTTTCACCGCCTATCCATTCTGCTATCTGATTAACAGAATAATTTTTACCATACCCTACATTTAATGTTGCACCTATAAGTGGGCTCTCATAAAAAGCAACTTGTATATTAGCCTCAACTATATCACCAACATAAATAAAATCTCTTCGTTGTTCTCCATTCCCAACAATAGTTAACTTTTCACCTTTAGCTTTTTGCTGTTCAAATATTCCCATCACATTACAATAAGCACCTTCTGTCGGTTGACCCTCACCATACGCATTTGAATATCTTAAACATACAGTTGACAAATCATATAAATCTGAATACATTTTACAATATTGTTCATTCATCAATTTATTTAATGCATATGGACTCATTGGGTCAGTCTTCATACTCTCGTGAGTTGGTATTTTAGCTTCTCCATATACCGCTGATGAAGATGTCAAAACAACTCTCTTAACCTTATGTTCTCTACAAAACTCTAACAAATGAATTGTTGTATTTACATTCATATTATGTGAATGTAATGGTTGCTCTATTGATGGTTCAACTCTTGGAAATGCGGCTAAATGAAAAACTATTTCTGGTATCTTATTCATTTTTTCTAAGCGTCTTCCCCAAAATTCCATATCTTGTACATCTGCACTTATATAAGTACACCCATCTTGCTCATTACCTCTTCTACCGCTACTATAGTTATCAATAGAAACTACCTTGTGACCATCTTTCAATAATCGTGTAACTATATGTGTTCCTATAAAACCTGCACCACCAGTAACTAAACATCGCATTTTAAGGTAATAATCCTTGTAATTTCATAGCTCTTACCATTCTAGTTACGCCAATACCTCCACCAAATCTATCAAACATATTTAAGGATAGATACTCTTCCAATTCATCTTCAACTCTTTTTCTACCAAAGTGATTGAACAATAAATTGGCATATTCACCATCTGAAATTGTGTGGAACTGATGCCGCATTTCTGAAACATTTGAACTTCTTTCAGCACTTCCAATTGTTTCCATTCCGTGCATTATAACGTCTACCTTATGAAACAGGTCAGGGTCAACGCTGCTTTGTTTCATATTCCAGAACGGATGTGTTCTTTGTGGAAAATGCGTTAAGAAGGTACAGTCTGTATAGTCACTACAAAGTTTTTCTTCCTCATCTACATCTAGTTCAGAAACAGCATACTTAGTAGCCGCATCGTTGTATTTAATATTTGAAAAATCGAGACTTTCCCCGAAACCTAGGTGGGTTAGTAACTCCTCTTCAAGCTTGATCATATCAGTCATATCTCCATGAGATTCAAACTCAAACATGGGGAAGATCTTGTCATGTCTACCCGGGATTGGGTTAGGCTCATTTCTATATGAGGTTGTTATGCAAAACACTCCTTCTACTTCTGGGTTTTCTAAAAGCTCTCGTTCTAGCCACATTTGCCCTGTCTGTGGCAGTGGCCAATTCGTTCCGCCAAAAATATATTGTGAAATTGTTGCTGGGTCCTCGCAAGCTGCTAGTATTGACTGTCGTGATTGGGCTGGAACTTCGACAAATCCTTTTGCTTCTTGAAAAAAGAAGCGCATCTTTTTTACTACTTCATTATATTCATACATATTTTTCAAAGTATTTATTTTCTCCTTGTGTACCCATAAGGGGTAGTCATTGTTATAGTGCTGCCCTCGTAAGGACAAGCTATAGTCGGTATTGTATCAGTTGCAACTTTTGTTTTACTTCTTAGTTGCTGTGGCTTTTTACCGTCAAGCCGTATATATATTCTAATTTTACTGTCATCTTCTATATCCGGTTATTGTTTCTAGTACCCATGTTAATGCCCTTAAAAGGGATATGCCTGCGTACAAGCATCAGAGGTATAAAGTTGATATTAAGCGGGCCAATAAGCGTTTAATCAATGCTATTGGTGTGTTCTTCTTCTGCATATATTTTACTAAAAAATTTTTCATTTAAAAAAAGTGGTTTATTGTTTGTAAGTTTTCTGTTAAATACAGACCAGTGACCCGAGAGCGGCTCGAACGCTCGACCCACTGCTTAAAAGGCCGTTGCTCTACCTGCTGAGCTATCGGGTCAATATGGTAGCGGGGCCGGGAATTGCACCCGGGACTCAGGCTTATGAGGCCTACGTTTTACTACTTCACTACCCCGCATTTATTGTGGAGACGGCGAGAGTCGAACTCGCGTCTTGAAAAACTCTATATAAAAGTCATTCACAAGCTTATCCAGTTGCTCTTCTTCTGGCAAGTCAGCTTAACTGTTCTTATTTAATGTGTCGTAGTTATAGCAACCAACATCTGATTTACTGTTTTCTCAGGGTCTTTCCGATATGATGTCGCTACCTCTTATCGGAGTAGGAGGGCGACAGGCTGCATATTACTACGCTGCCATTGCGTAACTGTTGCCAATTGAAATTGACGTTTGTTTTAACGTGTATACTCACGGCTTGCACTTCTATACGATATTTCCCAATCGAAACCAAAACGTCCCCATTTAAAAATATAGTTTGCTGCGCTTTTTTCTTATACCTTTTTTGTGAGGGTTTTCACAAAGTATGCCTAGTAAATAAAAAAATTTTGCGTTAACAATAAAAAAAGTATATACTTAAATATAAGCATTTTAAACTTAAAAAGCCAGGGAGGTATCACAATGTTTAAAAAAATATTTATTAGTTTATTGTTAGTTTGTTTTGGCGGGGCCGAAGCGGGGGAATGCGCCGAGCAGCCTATTAATGTTTGATTTAAAGTATCTAATGATATAAACGCAGCAAACTATGGCGAGGCAGTAGCCCTGGACATGCGGGAGGGCGCAAGTTTTTTAAACGGTGACTGGTTTTGTATAGCAGTTAAAGACCTAAATACCGGGGAAGATGTTATAGTGTCTTTTCCTATAGCAGGGTATTGGGCTGCCCCCTCACCTAAAAGCCTTACAGACTTGGAGAAGGAAATGATGACTTTAGAAGAATATCTACGAAGAACTTACAACAAGTCTACTGAATTAAAGCGAGCTAAGTAATGTGAAGTTTTTATAGGCAAAGGGAGGCCATATGTATTTCGATAAAGAAAAAGAACTAGCCATACAATACGTACTAAAATTAAACTTATGTTTGGGTGTATATAATGTGGCTATACTTTTTCTATTTTTTGAAGACATATTTGCTTTTATTATAGGAATGCTAAATATAGGTGTTTGGCTATTTTTTAGAAAGTAAATTTTTAATGTAAAAAAAGGGGCGAACCAGAAAGTAGTCTTGGACCCCGCCCCTCTAAGAAATTAGATTGCTCTAATTACTTTGAGTTCCTGCTATATAATCCCACTAAAATTAATAGTGAAATTACGCCAGCGAACCCAGATGTTCCAAACCCAGTAACAATCGATGTTAAATTAGTAACAACGCTTGTACCGAATACTGGAGATCCGAAAAGAATCTCTGCTAAAACACCTAGAGCCATAAGGCCAGCAAATAGCTGTGTTAGTCCAAGAACCCATTCGTTAATGGTGCCAAAAATATTTTTTGTCATCTTAACTCCTGTTTTTTATTTAAATGAGTAGCTTACTCTAATGCGAATGTCGTCTCCCGATAACTCGCTCGTAATGAAAGCAATTTTTGATATCGAATATCCAACCCCGTACAGAATATCTTCCTCGGAGGTGTATCCAATAGTAGCAAAAGCTCCCTTTGCAGCTCCAGGATTAATAACTGAGCGAACCCAGTACTCTCCTGAAGTCTCTTCGCTTAAGTCATACTCAAGAGAAGTCGTAAACCCTTTTCCTTTAATAGTTGCATCTATTAGTTTTGAGGACTCACTACTTGTAGAAAAGCCCGCAAGAATATCCATTCCAAAACGGTTTGTTGTATTAGAAGCTCTAACAGCCCAGTAGTCTTCACTACCGACTGTAGCTTTTATATCAACAATATAAGCACTAGCTGAAATGCCTACACCGTTTATAGTGCCATGCTCTCGTGGAGCATTTAAAAACACATTAGATCCTGGCCTATGCAAAGTCCAAGCATTGCCATATGCTTCTGGCTGGATACCAAGGGTGAACGTTATATTGAGTGGCGCATTATAAGTGTACCACGCTTCCTCTATGTTTATATTACCACTGTCTAAATTTGTGGTAATATTCCAGTTTTTCTCATCAGTTGATAAGGTAACTCGAGTATACATAGAAGAAAATGTATCATCACCGCCACTAGTGCTAATATCTGTGGATGTCTCCCCTGATACCGACACTTGCGTGAATGAGAAAGATACAATTGTAAATAAATATAATAATTGTTTCATATATTATAATTCCTCGGTTTATTTGTTATGCTAAACCATAGCTTAGCTTTTTTCTTATACCGTAAATATTGTATAAATGGGGATATTTACCTATTTTTAAGATAAAAAAAGGGCGCGCTCATGAAGAAAAAACCCAGCGTTAGCGAGTTTAAGAAAGGAGAACCATGAGAACGCGCCTATAGAGCACCTTAAGGCGTGCTCAGACCAAATCGTTGTAAAAAAATGTATGAGGTTTCCCCTGTCGGGCTGCTACTCATACAAGGAGCGGTTTCCCGCCTTTTTTTTCTAATGAGTTGTTTGCTGTAAGCAGTAAGTTTTGATTCGCCGTGCCATGCCACCCCATGCGCTGGAGATATCGGCATAGCACGTCCCTGCCGGGATCCGTGTTCTTTTTCCTTATTTGTAAGAGAGAGTGATTGCTGAATGAAACAAATCAAAAATAGACTAAGCGTCCCTAGTCTATTTTTCTTATACCTTATTATATTAAAAAAAGGGGATGCGGGATTGTAGCTATGCGCCGACCTGGCATCCCCACATCCCTGTCGGCCTGTCCGCTGTATTGCGGCAATTATAAAAGTGGTAGGTTAGAAAGGATTTGCCGTCAGCATTTCAACAATTAGCATCTTATGCTTTGGCAGCTGGAGAAGTCTAGGCTGGTACCTTGCTTTTGACTTCATGGCGAACCGTTTGAGTTCCTTTCTCATTTGCACGATACAGGCATAGTGCCATTTTATTTTAAGCTTTATTTTAAACTCATCGTACCTACCAGATATAAATCTTAGTAAAACGTCTGTACTGCCGCGCCCGCAATGGGCAAGTGGAGCTGATTTTTAATATTAAATGTTATACCCCACACGGACTTAGTCGCCAATGTGGGGTATAAAGTCGAATCTACGGAACCATGACTTGGTACTTAGCAATCGCAGATTGCATAATTTTCCAAGGATCAAGGTCTTTGGTAAGATCTGCTTTTGCCGCTGTTAAGTTCTCGAGAACGTGCTGCATAACTGCCGGAGAAAACCCCGAGATTAATGCTACATTTTCAAGACTTGTTACAGGCTGTCCAGCATATCCATTGATGTTCCAGTAGATCACTGCAGGCCTGTCAAAGCCAGAATCTACCCATTTCTGGAGGGAGTCTTCGACGACCGTCAGGTCCCCATCGTTCATCTCCGTACACTCATCGAACTGCATGTCCGATAAAATCATCAATGCAGTAGGCATTTGATCCTTTCCTATACCAAACATTTTCGCATGCTCCAGGATCTCGTCCAGTCCGCGTGCAATGTTTGTGCTAAAACCCCAGTCATCGTTATCAATGCGGCGTAAAGCGTCCGCTATTGAGCAGCCTTTCCAAGACTTTAACCTTGGGTTTTCACTAAAGGTCAGGTAACGCCTATGCATGTCTCCCGCCAGCTTGTCTGAACAGTACATACCAAGAGATACAGCAACATCCATACAGCTTATAGACCCAGAGGCCGTACAACACATTGAACCTGACACATCAATCATTGGAAGAATCCGTTCATCTGATTTGATGTAATCTGGAAGTGACTTCCAGAAAGCTTCGATGATAGAATCATCAACCCGCGCACCAAGAAGTCGTCGCGCTTCGTGAGGAAACGCAGTCGCGGCTGGAATGCCGTTCTTCTCGATATGCAAAAGATACCGATCCTTATCGTTCCGTATGAAACTGTTAATGTACCTAACAGAAGCAAGCGAAGGAACCGTGCCGAAATCAATATCCTTCCAGGACTTCGAACACATAAGTGCCTCGACTGTGTCGGAATAAGCTACCACAAGTTTACGGTACTGCTTAGATGTTAAGTCTAAATGATCTCTAAGTTTAGAGTCTTTACGGCTCATCCATTTTGCGCACAGCGGGTTACTGATATTTGCGCCCATTATACTTAAGGCTTGTGCCTCAAGTGAGGTATCATAGAAAGATACCAGATCATCCCATCTACCATACTCTGGAATTAAGTGCATGTTAGCTACCATCCAAGGACGGACAGCCGTGTTTGATGCTCCTTCATGAAGTATCTCTCTCATTAAAGAGCGGTTTCCCGCACCGCCGCGAGGATCGCGGCTCCAGAATAATAGCTTAAACGCCAACTCCGGGTCTTCTCTGAAAGCAGAGAACCAATCATTAACGGAACTGTGCTCGTCCGTATAATACTTCGCACCCTGAATGGATCCACCCTTGGAGAAAAACTCTAGGGGTGCTTTTAGTTCTGAGCCCATTCTACCCAGATTATGATTAAGTGTTAAAGTCATTTCTAACTCCTTTTCTTTTTATTTTAAAAAATTTTATTTACTTTATACCTGTATAATATTCTTATACCATTTTTAAGGTAAAAAAGAACTATGTTCTTTTCCCCTTTCTTTTTTCTAGATTTTTTACAATGCGCCCTAATTTGCTATAGAGCACGAACCCACACACGGAAACTCCCATAATATTCCTAGAAAACAATAGTTTTCTAAATATATAGAGTGAAGGTTCCTTGCCTCTAAAATAGACAAAGGGTTGGATCCACTTACCAAACATCCGGATATCTACCCGGTACCACAATTGTGTGTTTTCTACAAACACCATAAAAAAGCCCCCCTTTCAAGAGATTACAGTAGAACATACTACCATAGTATTCTTATACCATTTTTAAGGTAAAAAAAGAGCCGATGTCACTTCAGTCGGCTCTTTTTCACTATTCTTATTTATTTGATTATTTTCCTTTTAGTGTCCTTATACTAACTTCTAATAAGTTTACCAAGGCGCTAAGCCCCCAGAAAGGAAAAATGGCGTGCACTCCAGCAAGCAGTGCTCCTGCTAAAAGCATGGCTAAGGTAATTAAACCTGTAAAAAGATGCTTAAAGTAAGTTACTTTCTTTTGCTGTGGATATTCCAGAAACAGGCTTTGCAGGTCTGTCAGGACTATACCTGTTTTGTGTTTTAACTCTTCTGCTCTCATCAAGAATATACTCCTCTTTTTGTTGTCTAAAATTTTGGTATGTCCCAAATGTTTTGTATATGTCTTTTATTATTGTATTTGTTTTCATTAGGTATTAATGGTCTATGGTGTAGTGCCGCTCCTCCCATATGTGGGGGTGCCGGTGAGTTTTCAAAAGTAATTTGGGTTCCAGGCAGGCTGTATGTATAAGAGTGCGAAAATCCGAAATCACTAGTGGTTATGTGTAAGAGGTCTTGTGTAACGCCGTCTTTCCTAACTACGCTAACTTGCATAGGAATAGGCATTCCCCAACCACTAGAAAGATTGGCCTGGTTTACGTACCCTCCTGTGTAAATTGCGGTATTGACAATACTTTCTAGTGGGTTAATGTTTTGTCCATAAGCAGAGCAAAACATTAATACTATAATAAGTCTCTTCATTTATTTAATTCCTTTTCTATTAAGTATTCTTTGTAATAAATTTCAAAACGCTCTTCATTGTCTAGCTCGGGGTCATTTACTAAAGATTTTTCAATCTCCTCTAAACTCATAGTATCCAATGAGGGCGCTTCTTTTGGCTTATCTATTTTAATATCGTTAGTCTCCATTAAAGACCCCAAAGTAAAACTAGTTTTGCCTGTAAAAATCTCTTCGCCTAATAATAGGTGGTCATATACTTTAAATCCTATCCCAAGAATTTTATTGCTGCTATTAAAAACGATGACGCAGTCCTCTCTTTCCTTCATTCTAGTTATTCGAGATATAGTTTTATCCAGCTCATCTTCACCTACAAATGATATGAAAATGGGTTCTCTGTCTTTCATTCCGCCTCCTCCTGTTTAGCTATTAATGGAAAATAATAAAGTATTCCTGCTTTTAAAAAAACTTCTTTTGTTATATCTAAGTAAATAGACGGCCCGTACATCTCTTGTTGGTCTAAATACTTTAGAATGTTGTTTTTATTTGGATTTTGCTCCAATAAGTATTGCATGAGGGTTAGTTGTGTAGTTTCCATAATGATATGGGGCCCGAAGGCCCCAAAATTTTAGTACTCCTCTTCTTTCATAATATGTAAGCAACTCGAGCACACGTATACCTGTAAGGGGAGCATGGCTGCCTGCCCGCTAGGGGACATTAGTGCCGACATTTTCATGATCTGGACTTTTGGTTCAAACAGCCCTTTATTACATTTAGGGCATGTTACCTCCGTACAGTTAGACAAGTCTACCTGTGCATCTTGTTTAAGATTCTTGATCATCGCCGTAAGCCGTGATAGTTACGTTATGCGCTATAGGGCCGCGTTCTCCGTCTGCTTTCTCAAAAGAAACGCTATCCCCTCGTGTAAGATTTTTAAATCCTTCTGATTCTATATCAGAATAATGTACAAACACGTCCGTTTGTTCTTCATTTTCGATGAATCCGAATCCTTTTTTTGTGTCGAACCATTTTACTTTACCGTTCTCAGTCATTTGTTTTTAACTCCTGTTGTTGTTTTTGCCATAAGGCATTGTATTTTAATACCGCTTGTTCATGGGCTGTGGCTTCAAGTATAATATCAGCGTCTTGCCCAAACGTATTTATTTTATTAACTACATACTTTGAGTGTGCAGTCTTTGCTATGGTGGAATCTCCTCTCTCTGTAGACAGAGACTCCGAGTAAGTCATTAGTGGCCTTACAAATCCCGGCCATGTGCTAGAAGCTAGCTTTATTGCTGCCTCCTGGCTAATACCTCCATCATTAAATGTGTGATGATGCATATCATGCATTATTGGTATTTTTGTTCTTATATGTATTAAATCATATAAGTCTTTAGTTGAAAATAGGGATGGCGTGCTTTCGTTTTCTAAAACGAGGTACTGCTTTATAAGGGGCGGCAGTTTAGCGTAATGTCTGCAAAATACATCGGCTGCTCTAGCTTTATTGGCGTATGAAGCCCCCATCCGCATACTTAGCACAGCGTTATAAATGGGGCTTCCCCCCATTAGACTGAGCAAGGTTGCCTGTGCATGCAATCTCTTCATACTCTTGCTATACGTACCTGCCTTTAGTGTGCAAAGCTTAACATAAAAACTGGCTCTGGTAGTTATTCTGAAACCATGCTGGAGAGCGTATCTCCCTGCTTTTTTTAAATTATCGTGTATTTCCGAGTAAGGCGCAGGAAATTGTAGGCAAGGGTTTGTCTCTACATAGGGTATAAGCTCGGTCGGGAGCCTAAAGATGGATATAGAGTGAAGGGCATTCCATTTAAAAAGATGGAGTAAATCCGCTGTGTTTCGCATACTTACATCGGCTGCCATATTCATGGCGGAGTTTGATGCTCTTGCGGCCTTTAGGGCAGCAAGCGTTCTAGGGGTCCCTAAGTTACCCGATACTTCGGCTTGGTCCTTAGAAAGCTGCCGTCCTATGTATACTTTAGGTTTTTGGTTTGATAGCTCTGTATTGGACAAAGCATATCCTAAACTATGTACCATTAAAGCGCTCCCATATCCCCCATTTTACTGTCGTTATACAGTTTTTTTAGGGTTTTATTTTTTTCTGTATTCTGTGACGTAGTCTCAGTCCACCCAGACCCCTTAAAGTGAATAGGCAAGGGTTTATAAACCCTTTCTATCTTAGGCTCTTGGCAATTCTTAGAGCACCCTACCTCTTTGGCAGTAGGTATCTGATGCTCTATTACTTTTATAAAATCTTTAGCACTCCCGCAGGAGGTGCATTGGTATGTGTATGTTGGCATAAGTCTCCTATGTTTTCCAATCGTCCATAATGGCTTTTAACACAGCATGCGCTTCAGCATAGCCGCTTTGCCCCTTCAAACTTTTTAATTCCAGGAGCATTCCGCTAATAATAACACGCATATATAAATTATTGCCGGTATTTAATGCTTTTCTCAGCTCTTTGGTTTTATTCTGTGGTATGCCCGTATTACTTAATATAACACATAATTCTTCGTTTGTCATCTATTATTTAATCCTCTTCCCAGCTTGCGCCGTGCGGTTTTGGTTGTCCATACTTATTAACCCTAACAAATACAATTTTTTCTATTCTTAGTATTACTTCTCCCATTTGTTTAGACCTAACATCGCATTTTAATGTAATTGATGTTGTTCCCACTTTCAAAGTTTCCATTCCAATTTCAACTATATCGCCCGGTAACACTGGAGATACAAACTCTATTTCTGACATATATTTAGTGACTAATAAGCCTGTATTGAGTTCTAATGCTGCGTGTACACCTGCTTCTTCGTCAATCCATTTCAACAGAATACCCCCATGTAAAGTACCACGAGGGTTTAAGTCTGCTGGTGTAACGAGTTTTCGTGTTAGGAATTTCATGCTGATTCGCTCAGCGCTTCATTATCTTTAGATTTATCTCTGGTAGTATGCCACCCATAAGATAATATAAACAGGTGTGCTGCTTGTACGCACTGTTTTTTACTCATATGAGACCGCTCATATAGCTCTCTCTGGGCTGCGGGTATTTTATGGATATAGTCTGCCATCCAATCTGTAAACTCTTCGGAAGTGCTTTCGTCCCAACTATGTTCCATATACCAGTCTTCTGACGCTCTGTCAATTTTGTGGTAATTTGCTCCTGCTACCCTGCACATATTAGCAAAAATTGTCTCCAAATGGTAGGATTTGATCGTTTCTTTAGTCATTTAGTGTTACCTCTGTTGGTTTATTTTGTAGTTTATACTCTCTATTTAATAAAGATGCATTAATGTAAGTGACGCCCAAGTCCTCGTCTACTTGTACTCCAGCTGCTTCGTGTATATGTCCAAAACAATGTATACGAGGTCTGTGTCTTAATACGTAGTCTCTTAAATAAGGACAACCGCAGTCTTTGCCCTCTGTATTATTACTTAGTATACCAAAAGGAGGGCCATGAGTAACTAATACATCTACATTTGATGGAGCATTTTTCCAATATCTTTCTCTTTGGTCATTATCTTTCATAAATGCCCAACTACCAAATATGGGAGTATAAGAACTACCAAAGAAGGTAACTCCATCAATCTCTAAGGGAGCTCTCATGTTATGAATACATTCAGCTCCTGTTTCTTCCAGAAACTCTCGCCAATATAATTCTTGTTGGTCTATTCTCTCGTGGTTACCCCAAACGAATAGTTTATGAGTATGTGGTTGTCTCACTAACCAATCTCTAAAATCTATCATTTCATCAGGTTTACCTTGATAAGAAAAATCCCCACAGTGAATAAGAACATCAGCTTGGGGGACATCAAAATTGTATTGAGTATGATTATCGCTAACTATGGCTAGGTTCATGCCTTTATCTCCTGCTATTTAAAAATTACCGTCTGCTACTTGAAATACAGTCAGGCCTAGCTCGTTGCGCCACATATCCACTACGCAGTCTCTGTCATCCAGTACAAAAGCTACTGAATACTTATCTTGGATAAAGCTTTCATAGAGCTCCTTCTTAATAACTGTGTCTTTTCTGTAATCATCTTTTTTTCTCATATAGAGGTGATCGTACTCTATATTATTGTGTTGTAGCCATTCTTCTGTTTCTCTCCGACAGGCGGAATCTCTGCCAGACAGCATTATTGTTTTATGCGATCCCGCCTCTTTAAAGCCTGCCGTTGCGGCTTTAAGTACTTGCACAACTACATTATTTACCGCGTCTTCGCCAACCCTTTTCCAATCGAAGGGGCTTCTATCGCCCATTAAGGCAATAGTCCCATCTATGTCGCATATAACGGCCGTGGGCAGCTGTTCTTTGTTGAACGTTAAAGCATGTTTCTTCATTATTCCTCCTTCATTATATTATATAGTCCGTATAAACAGAATACTCCAAGTACTGGATGTACTATCCATATATATTCACTATCCCCTCCTGTATAGGAGGCATAAGTGTTAAATACGAAGATACTTGAAGCAAATATCAATACAAACAATGTCATTATTTTGTTATAAAGTTTCATTTTATTTTACTTTTCTTTATAACTTTAAATTCATCTAATCCACACACTTCACTATCTATCTTACCATCCCGTTTCCCAATAAATATTCCACTTATATTAGATGCGACTGTATTTTCTGGACCGTTTGGGATTCGTGTTATCAATTCTTCATATGTAATTTCTGATTCATTGTGTACGGAGTCAGACCTCCATAAACAATGTCCATATTCTACTTCACAGTCAGTTCCTTTATCAAACCATGTCCCATCAGATATAAATTTATATTGTTTATTATAGTTCATTTTATTTTTCTTTATTATGTTATTCATCTTTATATTTCTCCATAGTATAATCTATGACAGCTACACCTATCCAAAACACACAAAAACATATTGTTGCACAAACCATTCCTATTCCTAAGTCACTCATTCAACTAATCTCCTTGAAAAAATCCATCAGGATTTACGATAGCCCAATCCAATAATACATTTAAAGCGTATCCAGCATTCCCAGGTGTATCTGCCCAATAATCTTTTATATATCTATTAGTACCTAACACTTGGACTGCTTCTGATAATCTATGTGTAACTTCATGTCCAGTTTTTCCATACAACCATCTTAATCCTTTGTCTTTATCTAAATATTTGTAATAAAACCAAGAGTAATTATATGTAACACTCATATCTGCATCGGTTGTACCACCCATTACTACATTTCCACCTTCTGTATGACTTGGTACTTGACAGATGCTTCCATCTTCGTTTCTCATTTCTATTGAATAACTCATTTTATTTCTCCTTTTCCAACTGATATAATTTTAGCTTTGCAATTAGGATACCAGCAATCACCTTTGATTGCATAAACAGTTCCACATTCTTCACATGAAAGTTCTTTTGTATCCTCAAGATCATAATATTTATTTGTGCCTGCATAGCTATCCTTACAAACAGGGCAATTAATGTGATTATGTACAATATCGCCACACTCTTCACAACATATTTCAGGATAAACTTCAAGCATCACCTCTTCACCAAGAGTAATCCCAGTTTTCATTCTTTCTCCTTACATTCCTTACAGTACTGTGCCCGCATTTCAATTAATCCCATAGAAGCTTCATGTTCTTTATGAGTATAGTCTTTACCTTCTTTAATGATTATGGAGCAACTACTACAAAGTAGCGCTCCTAAACCATTATTAAACTTAAATATTGCTTGTAAATCTTTTTGCATATAAAACTTAACTCCTTTAATTACAATTAGTTATGTTTAATTTATGTGTTATAGATCATTTACGTATCAATTATAACTCATTCACGTATCATTTTGATCTATTAATAGCTATTATATGAGCTATTAACTACTAATAAGTACTTTAGTAGTTAATATATTAATCACTATTCCATTTCCTTTAAATACTTATTCCATCTTATTAATACCCAAGTATTAACAAAACCAAAGAAACCCACAGCTCCAAATATCTGTACTACCTGCGTAGTAAGTATGATATATAAAGCTATAATACTATTTAACCATAACCATGTATAAAAGACGTAGGATAATATCTTGCCACCTTTTGTAAGTGGTAATATATCTTTTTTTTTCATCTTAAAATAAATCCTTCCTATATTGTTTTACTTCGTGTATTGTAAAGTTCTTTAACGCTCCGAAATTGATTGTTGGATTTTTAAACTCTTTTAAAATTTCCCAAATTGAATCATCAATCAAAGCATTGAATACTCTGTTAAATAATTCCATTATGAATTTTGAATCCCAACCACCTTTTTCATTTACTATCTTGGCGTATTCCTTTTCAACCATGTTGGAATCAATGAACTTTCTTACTATCTTA